ATGATTAGTTTCCCGCGCTCCTCCGCCTTTCGCGCTACGCGGTCAAACTCAGTTTTGTACCACGCTACCTCAATCTCAGTCTGGGTACCGTACTCCCTCGTGTATTCAAAGGAATCGATCACTGTCAGATGAGGGTTAACAACTTCTCCAATGAGATAGGCTTGAATTTCCAGCTTAGATTCGCGGGCCAGCCTCTTGAAGTAATCCAATTGGCTCTTTTTGAGCCTTACCTTGTGCATAGTCCGGCCCGCCTAATATCTACCCGGCTTTACGGGTAGGACCGCGCGATTAAGCGTCAAAGTGTCCCTCGAAAGAGATGGATCGACGACGGCGGCCTTCGTTGAAAAGTGCAAGTGGGTTGGATTCGAACCAACGACGCCCGACTCCTAATGTCGGTGCTCTGCCGGGCTGAGCTACCACCTACGTGTTGAAAATGGCTCCCCCGATAGGACTCGGACCTATAACCGCTCGGTTAACAGCCGAGTGCTCTGCCGTTGAGCTACAGAGGAGTGATTAAATCTTGTGCGAGGCGCCTTTGTTGTACTTCTCGACTCGTGCCAGCAAACGCAGGAAAGCATCGCGCAGTTCATTGAACTCAGCGCGGTTCACGTCGAACGTGTTCTCTTCGTCCAACGGATCGGCGTCAGGGTCGAGCATATCGAGTACGGGAACGCTTCCCTGTTCGACTGCGGCGTCAAGATCGGCGGCGGACGGTTGCCCGGCTGCCTCATCGCGATCCGTACCGGCGAGATTCGCATTTGTGTTCCCAGCGGTTAAAGCCGGGTTCTGATTTTCATTGACTTCGCTCATTTTCCTCCAGACGTACAAAAGCGCCACTGGTAAATTCACAGTGGCGCCATTCTTCGGAGCGGGTACGGCGCTCGCGCGTCGTAGGAGGAGGCCCGCCCCGGATTTTCAATGACTTAAATGCCTTCCCCCATCTTGTAAATCCATTATAATATACGTGTCAATAGCATTTAGGGCCATTTTATCACGTATATTATTGCATTTATTGGAGTTAAAAAAACTTTTGCTATTTTCGTTTTTCTTCAAGGCACACGAGGGCTTTCCTCCCGTCGAACTAACCCTTACCCCATTAGGGGATAACTGGTATCAAGGTAGTGTAGGTATACCCTTGATAGTTAAGGCTTTAAGGGTATAAACCCTATAGCTTAACCTAGTATTGACGTTGCCTATTGGCTGGCAGTAGCAGGAGTGCCCGTCTGAGTGGGTAATGACTTCCCCACGCGCTTTTTCACTCCCCGTTGGATGGGTGTTTTTGTTGTTCGACTTTGATTGACCGGGACGTTTCGCCCTCGAAGTAATCTCCATTGCTGGAGCTGGGGATCGTTACCCCACCGTTGCCCGGAAAAACTGCGTTTACACCGCAGAACATCCCTTACGTTGCTTCTACCGCACTGCTGTCCACTTCAAAGGCCCCGCACTTGAAGGCACGGGGCATACCCTTCTTCGTACATCCCAACAGGTGAGGGTCGAAATGCACAAGAATCCCCTTCAGCATACCAAATCATTTACGATTTGTCAAGGGGTTTTTGCCAATTTGTCAAACTTTTTTCTGATGTGCTTTTGATAGGTCGTCACAGATAGTGTTCTTCTCGCGGGGAACACAGTCGAATGTGACGAATGCGCCTGTCCGCCTGATCTCTCGCAACAGTCCATCGCACATCTCGAACGTACTGTAGTACGCTTTGTCCTTTCGCGGCTTCCAATGCTTGTTCATCACTTGGATGACAAGGTTTGAATCTCCAAACACTTGTAGCGTCGTTGGCGATCCGTCCCTGTGCTTGCAGAAGCACGCCATTCCTTCGTACAGCCCGGCGAACTCCGCGCGGTTGTTAGTCATTCCTTCCCCGGTACCGATAACGCCGTGCCCGGTCTCGATTGGTTTCTCTTCTCCGTTCTTCAGAAGGACAAAGCCATAGGCCGCCGTCCCACCCGGATTCTTCGGCCCGCAAGAGCCATCAAAGTACAGTGTGTATGTGTCCATTGTCAGATAATCGTATCACATTTTCTGACATCTTACAAGCGAAATCACTTGACATTTATTCGCAATTCATGTACAGTAGGGGAATCTACAGAGAGGGTCAGCTGCCATGATGTTCCGCGCGGGCGACCGGAGTAGTTAGCGTCACCGTTTCAGAAACCTACATTTGTCAGAACAAGCTCCTGTCAAGCTGAGCGACCTAAAGCCGCCGCTCAATGTGACTCGCATTGAGTCTCCCGATCAATTCCCCATTCTCAAAGATTACTTCGACCGCAGTAAAGGCGTCGTCGGTTGGGATATCGAAACCAACCCGATCAAGGACTACTTTTACCGCCGCGTCCGTACCGTCCAGTTCGGCAATCAAGCTGAACAGTACGTCGTTGACATCCTGTCACTCTGCGACGGCGATCCCGATCTCCTGTTCAGCTCACAAGGTTATTACGGGGCGAACGCGCACAAGGCGCCAAAGCTCGCGGAGTTCCTGTCAACTATTCGGCCAATCCTTACGACCAAAGACTTTCTGAAAGTCGGCGTCAATCTCTCGTTCGAGTACATGAGCTTCTACTGGCTGTTCGGCCAGCGCACGTTCAATTTCTTCGATTGCTCAATGGTCGAAAAGTGCATCTGGGCCGGGGCGCACTCGATGAAGGACTACGGCTACTACTCGATGGAAGAGATGATGCAGCGGTATTTCAACATCTCCATCGACAAAAGTCTTCAGGAGTCATTCACGCTCGATCAGCCGCTCAGCGACGATCAAGTTGCATACGCCGCACTCGATACCCGCTTTCCGATGGCACTGATGGCGGCCCAGAAGCTCATCCTTCAGGGATGGACAGCGAAGAAGCTCATCGCGTCCGGCTCACAGGCTGCCAACATCCTGAAGAACATCGATCCCATCGTCACCGGGGACAACCTTACCGAGATCGCACAGATTGAGAACGACGCAATCGGATCGTTCCAAGACATGCACGTTCACGGCGAGCGTGTTGACTCCCCGCGCTGGCTTGAGCGCATCGCGAAAAAGAAAGAGGAGTTCAAAGCTCTCATCAAGGATGAGCTGGACCCAATCTTCCTGCCAATTGTCGGAAGCAAGCTCAACATGCCGACTGAAGAGCAGATCGAGAAGGCGAAAGAGGCGTGGAAAGTTTACAACATCATCCTCGATGCGGAGCTGAAGCTCAAGGCAGAAGCCCGTGCCGCTACAAAGGCCGGAGATGAGATAGCCGCCGCAGAAGCGAACATTAAGCTGTCGCAACACGAACAAGCACGCAAGGCGAAGAAGGAAGAGCTGAAGGCCATCGCCTCTGAAATGGGCAAGCGCCGGACGAAGATCAAGAACCTTGCCGAGAAGTGCGAAGGCGACGCCCTTATCAACTACGGCTCAGACACTCAGCTCTTGGCTGTGCTCAGTGAGATGAAGGGCCTCAAGCACGTCAAGAACCTCGAAGACGAGACTCTCGAAAAGTACGAACACTTCCTTGTCATGAAAGCGATCCGCAAGTATCACGGCCTCGCGAAGGAAATCGGCACGTATGGCGACCAGTGGGCAATGCAATGGGTCACCAAGCCGTGCAAGGAAGAGGGATGGCTACACCCCGGCGACGGTCGCCTTCACTGCGTATTCAATCAGTACGACGCCGAAACGGGCCGGTCGAGTTCCGAGAAACCAAACGGGCAGAACCTTCCGCAGGACAAAGAGGTCCGCTCGTGCTTCATTGCTGATCCGCCGAACGAGAACATCCGTATTAGTAAGTGCTGCCATGCGGACACGATCACGGTCCCCGATATCGACGGGCCGGACTACTACCGTTGTACCGCGTGCGATGGCAACCGCTCTTTTGCTGAGACATACGCCGAAGAGTACGTCATCATCACCGCCGATATGTCCGGCGCCGAGCTTCGCATCATCGCAGAGCTGGCACACGATCCGGTCTGGATCAGTGCCTTCGGTCGTGGCGAAGACGTTCACTCGGTAGGTACCGAACTCTTGTACGGCGAGCGATGGGCAAAGCTCGCATACAACGGACAAGAGATCAAGGACAAAAAAACTGGCGAGATGAAGCCGTACTGGTGCGAATACTACAAGCTCCATACGGAAGAGACCATCAAAAAGAACCCCAAGGCCAAGCTCGGCGATCCGATGCGCCAAAAGTGCGAGTGTCCCGAGCATAAAGAGATGAGGGACGCCAACAAGTCAACGAACTTCCTGCTGGCATACGGCGGCGGTCCTTACACACTGGCAGCTCGCATCAAGAAATCCCGTGAAGAGGCTACGAAGCTCATGGCCTTGCACGAGATCAAGTTCCCGAAGATTTGGGCCTATCTCGACGAGTCCGGGCGCCGGGCGAAGATGTTCAAGAAATCGTTCGATATGTTCGGGCGTCGTCGTCTGTTCCCTGAGCCAACATGGGACCGCGCCAAAGAAAAGGCGATGGAGGATCGAGAGGAGAAGCTCCGTCTCGAAGAGGATGAGGCGAAGCGCAACGTTGAGACGTTCATGACGCTCAACAAGCGCAAGCCGGACAAGGACGAGCTTTGGCTCCTAACTCACAGGCTGCCGACAAAGAACGAAGTCAGCAACGCGTTCCAAGCCCTTCACGGGACCATCGAACGCCAAGGTAAGAATCACGCGATTCAAGGAACGAACGCATCCATCGCCAAGCTCGCAATGGGCGCCGGGTTCGACAAGGACGGCAAGCCGTATCTCTGGCACACACTTCCCCAGTATCGCGCGAAGCTCGTCAAGTTCGTACATGACGAGTTGGTCGTACAGGCTCCGAAGCACTTCGCAAAGATCGTTGTTGACCTCATCGGCGACGCGTTCAAGCGAGCGGCGGCCACAAAGATGACCAAAGTAGTAATGGAGTTCGATGCCAATGTCGCAACCTACTGGAAAAAGTAAGATCACAACGTTCACGGACCGTGAGAAGGTCTTCGCCATCGACCCGTTCGGCTACAGGCTGCACGTAGTAGTTTCAGAAAACACTCGCCAGTCTTTTGAGTTGCGCCGGGACGTTCTGAAAACTCACTTGAATCCCAAGTCGAACATGGTCGCTCTGACCTTTACGATGTCGGGATCAATGGACATCTGGGTCTTCTACCCAGAACAAGCCAATGTCGGCACGACAGCGCACGAGATCGTTCACGTCGTATCGTTCCTGATGCGCGAGATTGGCGCCGAGTTCGAGGAAGAGATTTGGGCCTACTACATCGACGGCCTGACGCAATCGGTGTCGGAGTTCATTCACGAACCGTGGGAATGGTTACGAGTCAAGAAACGGAGGAAAACGAATGGCATACAATCTGGAAGGTGAGTTCTACCTCATCGTCAAACGCAGTAGGACATGGAATCAACTAGCGGCCCGCTTGACTGGGAAGTCCCCTTCCCTTGAGGTCGGAGAGGTCGCGATCAAGCTGAAGGTGTCCGTCCCTGAGACGCTCTTCACAAAGCCTCAGCTCAAGGCGACGGTCATTATCCCGGAAAGCGCAGTCAGCGCCCCGGTGATCGACGCTACTGTGATCGACAACGTTCAGGAAATCCTTAGTCAACAGACAGGGATGCAAGTGACCGTTGCGGTCGTCGAGCCAACCAAGGCCGAGTAATGTTTGACAAATTGTCAAGGATTACCCCTTGACAAATCGCGAATAATTAGGTAAACTGGTTTCACAGTTGAGGACGAATGGCACTAAAGCGAGTAGATGAAAAGTTTGTTGTGGGCGAATGGCTCAGCTATGAAGACAAAGGTTACATTTCGGTCACTGCCACAACCCGCAAATATCTTGTCAAAAGTCGCAAGGATCAATCTGTTCTCGGATACGTCAAGTTCTTTGCCCAATGGCGGCAATATGTGTTTCACCCTCTCAACTGCATTCTTAACAAAGACTGTTTGAGAGAAATCGCTGAGTTCTGTATCGAGGTTACGACCGCGAACAGGATGAAGCGGCTACCGTTTCCGGCTTCGGAACAAAAGCCGGTGGTGGAGGCGGTCACTTCCGAGTGACGCCCTATTGTGCCGGGGAGTACCTCAGTTGGATAGAGGACCGGGCTATCTGCCCGGAAGTCGGTGGTTCGAGTCCACTCTGCCCGGCATCAAGTTGAGAGGAGAAAAAGTCAATGAACATTCCGTTCTTTAGCAAGTTGTTTGCAAAGGTCAAGGCCAGCATTACGGCTGCCGAAGGCTCCGCGTTCGTCAAGATCGCAGAGGCCGAAGCGAAGGGTCTCGAAGCCAAGGGCCGTATTGTGGCAATCGACGCCGCGAACAAGGCCAAGACCGAGCTGGTCGCCTTCTACGAGAAGGAAGCCTCACGCGTTCACGCCGAGGCCGACAAGATCAAGGCAGACTTCGACGCGATTCTCGCGAAGCTGTAATCGCATTACGCCCCACGCGCAACTTACCAATTACGCTGCACTGCCACTCGTGAAACGCGTGTAACGGTGGGAGGGCCGGTTTGATACCGGGGTGAGGCACCTTAACATTTCTCGGAGATCACTCAAATGATCGTAGTCCTTCTCGTCATGTGGTTACTGGGATACGGCGCTGCAATTGACGCCGCGTTCCATGCACACACTTTGCTCTTCATCCTTGGATTGATCTTTCTCGGATAGAGCGCCAAGAACGCACGTAAACTCGCATTTCGGACATGGGTTCGATTCCCATCCGGTCCACCAGAGAGGGTAGTAGACTCGGGCTGGGTAATGTCACAACATTGGTCCTAGAGCAATACGACTGAGCTTGTGTACTACCTTCTCTTGTGGGCCGGTCACGGTTTCGACGGAATAAGGGCGTGCAAGTAGCCGACTACTTTAACAGCGGAAAACAACAACTGCCGAAACTCTCGTCAGTAAGCGTAGCGCAAAGGTGATCCCGTTCGTGAGCCGCAAGGTTCGCGCGTTGGTTCCACAGACCGCGATGCTGTTGGCAGCTTAGGCTGCCGGGGGTTCGTCCCGAATCCTAGCAACAGAAGTTCTCACCGCGAAAGCACTGAGGACGGCGGGACTTTTTATGTTTCACCGAAAGCAGGGAGCACCTTGCGGGGCTTAATGGACCTGCCTGAAAGGTTGTCCTCTCCGGTGTCGTCCGCGCGGGCCGGAGATGAGTCAATAGACGGTAAAAATCCGTCCGGTGAGTAGCTCAAGATCGGTAGTTTAATGGCAAAACAACAGGCCCTTGCTGCCTGTGTTCCGGGTTCGAGTCCCGTCCGATCTTGAGAATAGCTGTTCTTCCCGAAAATTTTTTCCTGAGGTCAAATGAGTGTTCTTAGCTTTGAGAAACCGAAGAAGGTCCGTCCAACGTCTGAGCACAACGATTACTACTCGTCTGATTCTGGCGTCGCCGGTACCTACGTTCCCAATATGTCCAACGCCGACCGGCGCAAGTGGAAGGCCAAGCTCATCGCAGGTAAAGACCCTCGTGTCGAGATTCGCAAGTCGATAGGACGCTCTCAGGTTCAGATCGTGATGGTCGTCCGCCCGGACTTCTCAACGTCGATATCTGCAAACGGTCGCATGGACTTCACTTCTCAGGATTGGATCGAATTACTGCAAGCACGTAACGAAGCGTTGAGTCATGGGCAACTTACCTTGGGAGCTGAATGGCAGACATCATAATCGCTTCGGCAAAGGTCGTCGGTATTAAAGAGATGACCCTAACGCCGACAGTCGAAGCACCCGATCCCAAGACGGTCGCGGCGTCTGAGTTACGAATTGAACCAAAGAATCACCCGGACCCAAGGATCAAACCGCACGGGACAATATGGGTTGCCCAGCTACTCCCTTACGGCGTGACGTTCGATCTCGTACTTCGCGATCAGAACATGGTTCAGGAGCCAGCCGGGAGAAAGCTCCAAGATGAGTGAAGAGATCAAAGTAGGCGAGTGCCGGATCATCAAGGTCGAAGAGGTCACTGCAAAAGGCGTGACGTTCACTCTGTCGTCCCTCGACTTCAGCGAAGTTGGCGCCTTATATCCTGCCGATGCCTTTCAGGGCGGTTATGACAGCTCTCCTCTACGCAAATTGAAGATGAAGGCCGAGATTCCTTATGGGAAGACATTCGAGATCATTCTTCGCGAAAAGGAAAAGACGGTAGGCGGTAGTGGCGCTCGAAGGATACGTACCGATGAGTGATGAGGTTGTGATTGGGAAAGGTGTCGTAGCCTCTATAGCCGGTTCATACGGCCAAGACATGACGCTGGATGTAAATAGAGTGACGAGTTACATACAGTTTGGCGGGAACCTCAACGATAAGATCGCGTTCACAAAGAGTTACGACGGTCAGGATCGGCTTTTGGGAATGACCTTTCCCGGAAAGCTGGAGTTCGGTGAGGAATACGAGATCATCGCGCGTCGAGTGAAGAAGAACGTCCCGGAAGTCGGACAGCCATCCGGCCCGCGCATGTTCAAAGAGGAATCGGAATGATTTGGTTTACGAGTGACGAACACTTTGGGCACAGGAACATCATCAAGTTCTGCAAGCGCCCTTTTACTGACCTTCGCGACATGCGGGATCAGATGATCGGTCGTTTCAACTTTTCTGTAGGCAAGGACGACACGACGTATCATCTCGGTGATATGTTTTGGCGGACGCTGGACGCGGAGTCGGCTATCTCCATTCTCAGGGAGTTGAATGGGAAGCACTACTACATTCGCGGTAATCACGAAGAGGTTTTGGACAACCATGATTCGGTGCGCTTCGCGTTCCACGGCGTTTATGATCGACTCCTGATCGAACCGCCGAACGGTCCGAGATACGGGATAGTTCTCGATCACTTCGCTGGTCGCGTGTGGCATCACAGCGACAAGGGTTCGTGGCAACTGTACGGGCACTCGCACGGAGAGCTGCCGGACGATCACAGCCTGTTGTCAATGGATGTCGGCGTAGACGCGCACAACTGGTACCCTCAGTCGCTCGACACGATTCGCGAACTGATGGGACGAAAGATCAAGTGGATGCAGAGGAGAATCGACTCCTTTCAGCCAAAGGCTTAGTCACGGGGAGGCGGCGGACAAATGGGGGAAATCTTAGTCGCCTCCCCTGAGGCGGTTGACGCTTACAAGACCTACCTGTACCGGCAAGGCCATACGGCGCTGGCGAACAGCATTCATCCGGGCGAGCTGATTCCGACATATCAAATTGAGCAGCATATCAACGTAACTATCGCGTCGATCACGATTCTCAAAGAATTTGGGATGTCGCGCGGGGCTGAAGAGGCGAAGCTCGCCGGTCTGAAGAAGTTGCTGGAAGGTGTTGCCGGAAAGCGAACGCCGAGTAAGGAAGAAGAGGCACTCAAGGCTAAAGAGGCTGCGCTTCTGAAAAAGCTCAATGCCGACGCTCTCGCCGCGATGAAGGCGGTCAACAATAGCAAGACGGTAAAGGCAATCGAGTTAGCCAAGGCTCAGGCAGCCGCTCTATGGGAGAAGTACAACCCGGACCCTGACGCCAAGGCCGACGCGAAAGCTAAGGCAGCGGCATCAGATTTGATGGACAAGTTCGGGAACACTATAGCTGATCCTCAGAAGATCATTGGTAGCTACTTCAATAAACAGTTCGTACAAAACCTTAAAGCTCAAACGCCGCTTGGCAACAAGAACCCGATCTTAATGGTGAAGCCGGGCACAATGGTCCCGGTCGAAAAGAAGGGCGGTCTCGCTTCGATTGCTGCCCTTCAAGTCGGGCGCTCAAAGATCGAGCAAGAGTTCATCATGCGGATCGGCATGGTATCAGACATGAACGTCGTGATCGAGCAGTACCGCTCTACGGGATGGGACACTGTTCGGCTTCTCTGTAAGAGATGCAGCGCGGTCCACGTATTTAGCGACGCCGCTTTTCTGGCCGGGGCCACTCAACTGACAGACGAAGCGGAGAAGTTTTGTAAGGCACATCGACACGAAGCACCAAAGCCGGTCGTTGAGGCGCCGGTCGGCGGGCGCAAGTTCCGGGAGGATGATTGAGAAAAGTATGGACACTAATTTTGATCGCGATCTTGTCCTGTCCGGGATATGCGAAGCCGAAACCGGCGACGAACTCACAAAGAGTTCGTGCTTCGTTTTATGCGGAGAAGTTTGAAGGGCGCCGGATGGCGAACGGCGAGCGGTTCCATGAAGACGTGATGACCGCCGCGAGCCGGGCGTTCCCGCTGGGGACGATCCTGCATGTGACGAACGTCGCGACCGGCGATTCGGTCGATGTTGAAGTCACGGATCGCGGCCCGTGGGACAAGCGGTACGGTCTCGATCTCAGCCGGTCCGCATTCTTGGCGCTCGGGTTCAAATCCCGTCAGGGGTGGGGATGGGTGACGGTTAAAAAGGTGAGCTGATGCCGAAGTACGGACTAAGCTCTTGCGAGAATCACGGTGAGGCCGTCGTTGCGTACCCTGTGTAACAAAGTCTTGATACATCACACGGACCTCGGTACACCGCTGCCCGCGCCCGTGAAGCTAGTTAAGACCCCCTCTCCCAAGGTCTCCGTGACTCCCAAGGGCCGTTTGTTCCGGGAAAACGAGTAGACAACCCCTTCGCTGCGCTCAGATTTCCCTTTTCCAGAGACCCCACCCGCAAATACCCCACCAACTCATCTACAAAGTCCTACCTACAAACTCTTTTCTATAAGTCCCCCGTATCTGTACGGACAAGGGACTGACCCCCTATTCACAAATGATTGATTCTAAAAAGGGCCGGGACTCCTAAGGGACTCCTAGCTCTTTTTTATTTGTACGGCTAACTACTGACCGGCTGCGGGCGTGTGCTGGCCGCGTCAGCCTCAGCTCGCGAGCGCACCCACCGGGGACTCCCCGGCCCCCGTCCGGGGCAGGGTTGGTTAGGGACGTTACGCTGAATCTAAAGGGGTTATACTCGCGAAGCGAATACATCGGCGGAGCTGTACACCCCGGACCGGATCGCATCGCGAAGCGAATACAACGGCGCTCGCCGTATGTTATTGATTTTAAGCCGGATGGTCACCATGTCCGCAATATCATGTAATGCGGACAATGTTACGACGCGTAACACTACACGCTGTAACGGCTGCACAGCTCACGGCCTAGCCGGGCGGTTATTCAACCCGGCCCGTTTGTTATCCGTTGCGCTTCGCTATTCGCTATGCTCCCCGTACTTAGTACGGCCCAGCGGTTACCGGCTTACGGTCTCACGGTCTCCGGCGTATGCTCTCAGCTCTTCCAGCTCTTACGGTCTCCGGCATCCGGGGACGGATCGCCGGGCGTCTATACAGCGGGCGTACAGCGAACGCGGGCATCCGGCTTTATGGTCTCTTCTATTCCCCTTCTATGGTCTCAGCTCTTACACGGTCCGATAGAAAACGAACTGCAAAGAGTTTGACAAATTGTCAAAGATTCTCACAAAAGCTATTGACAACGGTTTTATTATTTGCGATTCTCTTGTCTGTAAGCAAATCCACACACGGGCGGACACAATGACACGGTTTGAAAAGCTCAAGATATCGGCAAGTGTAGCGGGCGTCATTATCGGCACAATTGGCTGTATTCTCTTCCCTTGCGGTTTGCTCTCAGATAACGGCCCGGCAGCTCTAGCGGGCGGCCTAATGCTTTTAACCGGGTTCGTGTCCGCGTTTATCGACTAACACAAGCGGGCCGGGTTTACTCCGGCCCCATTCCCTTTTTGGAGGTTTTCTAAATGTTCCGTATCAATTGGACAAATCACGGTTATAGCTCGCCGGATACGTTCCACACTTTGCACGAAGCTATACAGCATGGGAAAAAACAAGCCTTTGACTTTTCCGTGTCCGATGGGTTCGGGCGCATAGCAGCGGCGGGCGGAGTTCTGAACGGCGTTCGGCTTTTCGGCGAGTACGATACGCGGGTAAACTGGCAGACCATACGGTATTAAACCCCGGCCCGGATCGCGGGCCGCATTCCACAAACGGAGCTGATACAAATGGCAACTTTGACAGTAAACACAATGCGGCCCAGCATAGGGCAAACCGTACTAGTACGTTTTGAATCAATCGCGGTTAAATGCACAGTCACGGACGCTAAAAGCGCATACGGGCGCATACGTCTGGAAGTTCGGCCCGTATCGGGTACGGGGTCACAATGGGTCGAACTGGACCGGATCGCCGGGCCGGTAGAAGATGAACGGCCCGCGCGTATGTTCCGGGACTAATCCGGGCGGCCCAGCTCGCCGGGCGGAGCTGAAAAAAGTTTGACAATTTGTCACGAATTTTCTTGACTCGTTTTTATTATTCGCGATATTCTCGGGTTGTAAGCAAATCCCAACTATTTGAGGTTCCCACAATGGCAAACTGGACTAAGGAAACTCTCCGGCAATGGTTTCTGGACGCGGACCACGAAAACGTCAAGCATAGACTCGCGATGTCAAAAGCTCTTATGTTCCTATACGCCCGGCAAACGGCGGACGAGCAAGCGAGCGGAACCACGGCGCATGATAACGGGGCCGGGTTTTCTGGTATCGATGCGGAGTTTATGTCTAGTGTCGCGCGGGGCGTTCAGAAGTTCGGAAACATGACGCCCGGTCAAGCCAAACACATCAAGGTCAAGCTCGCGAAGTACGCCGGGCAATTAGTAGAGTTTGCGAACCCAGCGGCCCCGGAACAAACGGCGGCGGCCTAACCCAGATAGCGGGCCGGGCGCTATATCCCGGCAAATCTAAAAACGTACACAAACGGAGGTTTGTATAGTGGCATACACACGGAAAACTTTTCCCGGTCATATCATCGAAACCCGGTTTGACGAACTGGGATACTTTCACAGTACCGGCGTCCAAATCGGCGGAGCTGGACACGGGCGGCGGGTTGACAATTGGCGGTTTGTAGATTTGTCGGACTCTTCCAGCGTTGCACAAATCGGGCCGGAGTACAAAAGCCGGGCGGAACTTCTAGCCGATTTGGACCGGTACGCGGCGGAGTACGGATGCAAGCTCGCAACCCGGCCCCGGATCGCTTCCCCGGAACCCGTCCCGGCGTACTAGTACGGCATACAGCGGGCCGGGCGCTATATCCCGGCGTCAATCCCCTTCTAACGGAGTTGGACGCGTGCAAACTGAATTTAAGCCGGAATGCGAATATCAGCATAAGCAACGTAAAGCCGGAAACGAAAACCCGGATTATTGCGCGAACTGCGGGCACATCTACCGGGAACACCGGAACGGAAAATGCCCGCTTGACCTTGATTAAACGCGGGCCGGATCGCAACCCGGCCCAGCTCACACACGGAGCTTGAGACAATGGAACCCAATTACAAAATTGAGAGCGGAACCCATTACAAACCCAGTACGCCCGATGAGGTTATCAGGCTTTTGGAACGGTCCCGGCATACCGGGGAACGAATCCGCATACACTACGGGGACGCCACAACGGGCCGTGATTGGCTTGAAGAATGGGATGTTACCGGGCATATTGGCCGGAGTATGGGGCCGGTAAAAATCCCCCTAATGATTGCAACGGCCCGCAGTACGGGCGGCCCCGGTATCCTTGACGATTGCATTGTAAAAATTCGTTCGACGCGCGGCGGAGCTGTACTGTATCAGCATCCGGCATATAACGCGGGCCGGGTAACTCTTAGAGACGAACCCGGCGAGCTGTACGCGTTCAAAGTGGACCGGGACGGCGTAACCCATGCCGGATTTAGAACAGCTCGCGAGCGGGCCGCATGGGTCGCAAAAATGGGTTTGACGGTCACGGCGTAACCCGTACCAGTACGGACACACACACACACGGAGGTTAAAGACAATGGAACATCAGACGTTTATCCCCTATGTTCTCGCATTGGTTGACCGGGTTTTCCAAAAGTACATGACGGAACCCGCGAACCCGGCCCAGCTCTAAAACTTTTTTCTAATTGTTTTCGGTTTTCGCTTGACTCTTGACTAAATCTCCGGCAATATCTTTTTCAGGTTTGACAATTTGTCAAACATTTTCAGACAAGAGGCGGACACAATGCACAAATACATTGTCACCTTTGCAGGTTTTCGCGGAACCCGTGACCGGTCCGTAACAGTAACGGCCCCGGACCCGGAAACCGCGAAATTTGACGCTATCGCAACTAACCCCGGATGGTTCGCCGTCCGGTCCGTAGAACTGGCGGCCCATGTCAATCGTTCACAGCTTGCCGCCTAACATAGCGGCGGAGCTGGACGCGGCCCGCAAGCGTACCGGGGACACGGACGCGTTACGGATCGCGGCCCAGCGTTTACCGGCACTGTTAGCACTAACCCCGGCCCAGTTTGAACGGATCGCGGCGGAACTTCTGAAAAACAAATCTAACCTTTGAGGTTTTGAACATGGAATTTATCGCACAATTCAAGGCGGCCCGGCGAGTAAGTACGCCTCTCGTATCTATCCGAACCTTTGACGCGAAGTCCACAACGGACGCAATACGCGCGGCACTCGGGGAAAAGCTGAAAGATAATGCTTTGATTCTCTGGGACACAATGAACGGTATGCGGGCGCTAACGGAACGCGGCGGCGAAGAGCTTGCACACATCTTACAGGGTGCGGACCCAGCGGCGAGTATGGACCTTGCGTCAACTCTGAAAATGGCGGAAAACGCCCGGACTAACGTTACTCTGTTTTTGTCCAATGCACATTTATTCGTCAAGAGTGACGAACCCGCGATAATTCAAGGCGTCTGGAACTTGCGCGATAACTTCAAGGCAAACGGAAACATGCTCGTACTGCTCTCACATCCGGGCGCATCTTTACCGGTCGAGTTGGTTTCCGATGTTCTGGTATTGGATGAACCCCTTCCGACACGGGCGGAGCTGGGCGCAATCATCGGTAACACTTTTAAGTTTGCCAAACTCGAAACCCCGGACGCCGGAACGCTGGAAAAAGCAACTGATGCCCTCATCGGTTTACCCGCGTTCCCGGCTGAACAGTCTACCGCGATGTGTTTGGACACGAAGTCTAAGGCGCTAGACGTGGCGGAACTTTGGGCGCAAAAAAGAGAGATCATAAGCCAAACCCCCGGCCTGTCAATGTGGACGGGTTCCGAAAAGCTGGACGATATCGGCGGCCTAGAGTCCGTCAAGGATTTTTGCTCCGCCGTTATGACCGGCAAAGACGCGCCAAAAGTCATTATCTTTTTGGACGAGGTAGAAAAGCTCTTCGCCGGTACCGGTACGGACCTATCCGGCGTCAAAACGGAACTAACCGGCGAAATGCTCAAATGGATGCAGGATCGCGAAATAGACGGAACTATTTTTATCGGGGTTCCGGGCGCATCTAAAAGCCAACTTGCAAAGTCTTTGGGCGGTTCGTTCGGCGTTCCGGTAATTCATTTTAATCTGGCAGCTATGCAAAGCTCACTAGTTGGAAGCTCGGGCGCAAATCTGCGGGCCGCCATGAAAACGGTTGACGCAATCAGTGACGGGCGTATCTTTGCGATTGCAACGTCTAACGGTATTGATTCTCTACCGGCTGAGCTTCAATCTAGATTCCAGCTCGGGACGTTTTTCTTTGATGCACCGGACGCGGAAGAGCGGGCCGCAATCTGGGATATTTACCGGAACAAATACAGCATACCGGCTGAACAAAAGACGCCGGAGTCTAACGGTTGGACCGGTCGCGAAATAAAGGAATGCACCAAAAAGGCGTACCGGCTGAACTGGACGCTAGAAAAGGCGGCCCAGTACGTTGTCCCGGTCACGAAGTCTAACGCGGAACGGATAAACGGTCTCCGGGCGGCGTGCTCGGGTAAGTATCTATCCGCATCGAAGCCGGGCGTCTACCAGTACACGGGCGCAACGGCGGCCCCGGTCCCGTCACACACGGTCGCGCATAACACGGGCGGACGGGTTGTCCGGTTTGACGAAGAATAATACAAAGTAATTGCATCGAATCCACAAACGGAGAATCGAAAAAAACATGAGCGCATACAGCGAAGTACAAACACAATTCACGGACGGGGAACTTCTGATAGAAGCTCTAAAAGAGCTGGGATACAACCCCGTCAACTGTATCGGCAAACCCGAACCCCTGATAGGTTATCAGGGGGATTACAGAACGGCGGACGGCGAAGGGCATACGCGCGACGCGTCAAAGGCTATGCGGGCGGACGTGATTATACCCCGGTCACAAGTGGGCGGATCTTCAAATGATGTGGGATTTGTCCGGGGTTCCGATGGGAAGTTTTCGGCGATAATCTCCGATTATGACTCGCGACGGCATAACGCGGAATGGCTTAAAAAGCTCCGCACGGCATACGCGGAAAAAGGAATCTTGAAGCAAGCGAAGCGGGCCGGGTTGACTCTGACAGGGAAAAAGACCGTAAACGGAAAAGTTCAATTTCAATTCCTGAAACACTAACCCGGCCCGGATCGCCGGAACCAAACACACATCCTAACGGAAGGGGGATACATGGCGGGCGCTAAAACTATCACTGTAGAGCTGGACCCGGACACGGCGTCAATATCGGTTGACACTAACGGGTTTCAGGGTCAAGGGTGTGACGCGATTCACAAGATGTTCGCGAACATCGGGACCGTTACGGCATCGAAGAAAAAGCCGGAATACAAACAGCAAACACTAAGCCGGGTTAAACAGTAACCCGGACGCGGGCGGGCCGGATCGCAACCCGGCCCAGCTCGACAAAGTTTGACAATTTGTCACACTTTACCCTTGCATTTTTTATCGCTTTTGTTATTCTGAACGGGAACCAAATCACAAACCTTTGAGGTTAAATCATGCTTATACACTCCAAACTTGCAAGCTCTACAGTTAACGGCCCCGGAACCCGCGCGGTAATTTGGTTGCAGGGTTGCACGCTGAACTGTACCGGATGCTGGAACCCAAACACACACAAGTTCGACGCGTCTACTGATACGCCGGTATCGGAGCTTCAAACGTGGCTGCTAAACCTTGACGGCATCGAAGGGGTTACATTTAGCGGCGGCGAATCCTTACAGCATGTTATAGAACTTTTACCACTTGCGAAGTTCATACGCGAAGTACGCCCGGAGCTGTCTATAGGCATCTTTACAGGGTACACGGCCCGCGAGCTGGAGACCGGGAACTGGCAGACGTTACACCCAGCCGGGGTTATGATTCCGGGTTCCGGCGAAGTTTGGGAAAAGTTCCGCGCGTATCTTGACTTTGCAGTTATGGGGCGTTTTAACGCCTCAAAGCTCACAACGAAAAAACCGCTGTGCGGTTCGACTAATCAAGACATAATTTTGTTTACGGACCGTTACAACGCCGGGGATTTTACGGCACAAGAAACCCAGATAACCATTGACGGGGACGGACTAGTCCAGATCACCGGGTTTCCCGGTCGCGAGTTTATCGAAGCTGTAAAGGGTATGAACTAACCCGGCCCAGCTCCGCACGCTTGAAGTTAACGCAATTACAACCCATCAGAAAACGGAGAACAAACACAATGGCAACCCCGGAGATTATCCCTTTTGAAAACATTTTGATTCCATCAGACGCGGTAATCGCGGAACTTGCCGGAACCCCGGCCCCGGTTTCCGATATCCCAGCGGCCCCGGCCCCGGCTTTTGTGCCGGAGATCGCGGCCCCGTTCGATGCGGCCCCGGCCCCAAAAGATTTGACAGTCACGGACGCGTCAAGCCTAACGGCGGCAACTGTCTTTTTAAAAACCCGTTTTGGTATCATCGGGAACTCTCGCAAAGTGTCGGGCGCTGAAGTTCTGGACACGGACGCGGATAAAGCTCTATTGCGAGTGTCAAAACAGCTCTTAGACTCGCCGGAGCTGGAAGCGATAAAGCAAGCCGATACAAAAATGCGGACGTGGTTGTATAACGCTTGCTTGCCTTACGATTTGGGCGTCCAACTCTTACCGAAAAAGTCAATCGAATCCGCACGCGCGAAAATGGCGGAGTTCCGGGCGGAACGCGCGGAACTGGTAGAGAACTTTGTCGCGGCCTATCCGGGGTTACTCGAAAAGGCGGCGGCCCAGCTCGGATCGCTTTTCAATGCGGCGGACTATCCGACAATTGAGCAAGTCCGGGCAAAGTTCTTTTTCGGTTGGAATATCGTTACTTTCGAGGTTCCCGATTCTCTCAAAGAGATCAGCGAGCAAGTTTTTCAAGAGGAAAAGGCGAAGCAAGAGGCGAACTTCAAGGCGGCGGCGGACGAGATTACCGCGCTAATGCGTCAAACCATGTTTGACCTAGTGTCACACTTGGAAACCCGGCTAACGCCCGGCGATGATGGGAAACAGAAAATTTTGAAGGAATCCGCCGTAGCGAATCTCCAAAAGTTTTTAGAATCGTTCGATATCAAAAACGTAACGAATGACGCGGAACTGGCGGCGGTTGTGTCAAAAGCTCGGGAATTAGTTGACGGTACGTCCGCCGCAACTCTCCGCAGTTCGGACGCGTTCCGCGAAAAGATACGCGCGGGAATGGCAAGCGTAAAGGATCAACTCTCTGGAATGGTCGAAGAAAAAGCCGGGCGCAAGTTCCGGGACGAATAACCCCGGCAAGCTCGCCGGATAGCACGCGGGCCGGATCGCAACCCGGCCCAGCTCCACACTCTAACCCGTACCAGTACGCCCGCACGCCGGGCGCTATGGGGGAACTATGCCACAACCTAAGGGGTTTTTGATTGACGTACCCGTAACGCTCACGGTAGCGGTACGCGGTGGAACTGAAAAAGACGCGCTAAAAGCGGCCCGCGCGTTTTTCGCTGAACACTTGGAAAAGTTCGCCGATGATAACCGGCACAAAGGTTACAGCATAGCGCCGGGCGTAACGGTCACAGAATTTTCTATGGAATCCCCTTCAGACGAGGTTTGCGAAGTTCTGGAAGAGCTTGACGCCGAAACCGATTAAACGCCCGTATACAGGGCCGGAACGGTCCCGAACGGGGAAACAATCCACACGGGCGGCCCGGATCGCACGGCGGCCCAAACCCGGCCCAGCTCGGGCCGGAATAAGCGAAGAGTACAGCGGGCCGGAGCTGGAAGAGTTTAACCGGTCCGGGGTTAGTTGCAAACACTTTGACAGTACGCCCGGACGCCGGGCGGGTTGTAATCGCTTCGCGACAATGGCGGCCCAGCTCGGGCCGGGGTTACCGCGAAGCGGCGGAGCAACGGCCCGAACGGGGCCGGAGACGCCCGGCGAAGCCGGACGCGGCCCGCGCGAGCGGGCGTACCGGTACGAGCGCCGGGGCGCCGGAAGTAATAAAACCATACGCGCTAATGGCTGGTACTTTGGCGCTTAATCGGCTGGTACTTTGGGGGACTTATGCGGAATCCAGATTCTAGTCTGCAATGCGATATGCGAAAAGATTGCACGAACCGAGTTACTCACATTGGTTACAAAGGGTTCATCTACTGCGCGGAACATGCAAAGGGCCGCCGCTACTACGCGGGGGAAAATTGCCGCAAGATGCGCGTTTGGGAATTAAACCTGATTCGAGCTGGGAAACCATTGCCATGTTATCAGCCGATACGAAAGCCGCAAGCGGCCTAGTGAGCTGGTACTCCGAACCGTCAACGAACGAACAACCAAACATTTTAGGAGAACTTACCATGAACTCAGTCATTGTTACGACCGTCGAGTCATTTTTGAAAGCACTCAAAGACACACACATCGAGCGCAAGTCAACTATCCCGATCCTTCAGTACGCGAAAGTCACCCCGGACCGGATTGTCGGAACTGATTTGGACTTGTCCACAAATGTTTTCTACGACGGCGAAGGGTCCGGCGAGTTCCTGATTCCGTACCGTCAAACTCTTGACGCATTGAGCGGGGAAAAGGGGAAACTGGTAATCGAGTACACGCCCGGCCCGGTCACGTACCCGAAGAAAAAGGACGAGAACGGATTCGAGACAGACGAAGACGATACGGAAAAGGTTCCGTATGAGGCGGCGGGGTTCGTGTCCTTCACTTTCGGCGAATTGGTATTCCGATTCAATTCTATGACTCTCAAGAACTTCCCAGTTCAGCCGGAAGTGTCTGGTACTACGGTCACCATTGACCGGGCAGAGTTCGCGACAATGCTTGAACGCACACGGTTTGCAATCTCTCGCGAAGAGTCACGGTACACACTGAACGGGGCGCTTTTCGAGATCGCGAGCGGTAAAGCTCGCATGGTTGCGACGGACGGTCACCGGTTGTCGCTGTACGAGTCCGAACATCGTGCAGTGGATCAGGTGAAAGCTCTTTTCCCATCGTCTGCTATCGCATGGCTTGACGCGCGGGCCGGTAAGAGTGATGCCATTATAACCATCGGCACCGGGGACAGTGAGTCATACATTACCGTGACACTCGGAGACAGGCAGCTTACCGCGCGTAAGCTCTCCGGGCAGTTCCCGAACTGGGAAGCGATTATGCCGACGAAGTTCCAAACGTTTGTCAATATCCCATCCCCAGACAAGACGGCCAAAACACTTGCACGCGTGGCGAAGTGTTCCGACGAACGGAGTAACGCGGTTCGCTGGGCGTTCGATCCGGTCGGGGGAATGATTCATGCCAAGTCAACCGAACGCGGCGAAGCATCAGCCAAGCTCGATTGCAGCGTAACGTTTGCACCGGAAGAACCAAAGACGAACGAAGAGACCGGCGAGACCGAAGAACCTGTAAAAGAGTTGTGCATTGGACTAAATGCCAACTACATACAAGAGTTTCTGAAGTTGGCAAAGGATACGCCCGCAATCATGTCACTGAGAGACGGCAACTCCTTCGCGATGTTCAGCGCCGGGGATAACTGGAAGTACGTTGTCATGCCGATGCGAATGTAAGACGGCATCGGCTAAAGAGCTGGTACTTTGGCGGGCCGGTCTAGGCCCGCTCAACCCAACCAAACAACGGAGAACAGTTATGCCAAAAGGTAGAGGGTTCGGAACACTGCAAAAAGGTGAGCGGATCACAGATTTGTCCGCTCTTCAATTGGGCCACATTTTATTGGAATACTCCACACAGTTCGACGCGGAGAACACAGTCAAGGTTGTCGCGATACTCGACGGTCGTGTCTATGTTCGATTCGTGAACCCGGAGAACACAGACGAGTTTGTCGGGCCGGAGTTCTGTATATGGCACTGGGAGCTGGAATCAACACAGCTCTGGTTTGCTGAGACGGCGAAGCAGGAACGGGACGTTACGGAATGGCTCGCGATACCGGCTTACGGTCACTTCTATCGGCTGAATGACGGCGAGTTGGAATACCGGCCAATGATGGACGATGGCACGATGGACCCAGACGAAGACGCGGGCGGGTTTGCCGATCCGTTCGAGGGTGCGCCGGATGCAGTTCACAGGCTGAGTAAGATACTGGAAAACTTTTTAGAGAATCCGCAAACCGGCGAGAACGTAATGATTGGCGTTTATCTCAGGATGCCACAACTCTTTCAGACACCGGAGGCAAAGTCTGTATTGCCTATTGTGTGCGAAGAGCACGGTACCCGGTTCGGCGATCACTGCAACTGTCTTTAACCAACCGGCTTATTGAGCTGGTACTCAGGAGACCTTTTATGTTCACAGATAATCCAGACTTTTATCCTACCCCTCGCTGGCTTGCCCGTAAGATGCTCGCGAAGATCACGAACACGGATGCGAAGTATTTTCTGGAACCCGAAGCCGGGAAAGCCGACATCGCCGACGTTATCAAAAACCCTTGTACATACGAAGAATGGTGCGCGGAGAACCCAGACGAACAGGTTCAAGAGAATCGCCGGACGGGACGCGGTTACGGCGCTTGGAGTGACCGGGACCGGTACCGTCGAGTGAACATCGACGTGATAGAGAGTCACCCGGCACTGCTTCAGGTACTCAAGGGAAAAGGCTACGACGTTGTAGGCTATGACTGGCTTACCTACGAAGGCGTCAGCTACTATGACGCGATCATAATGAATCCGCCATTTAGTGAAGGGGCAAAGCATTTACTAAAGGCTTGGGATTTCCTTCACCACGGCGAGATTGTTTGCCAGCTCAATGAAGAGACTCTGAAGAATCCTTATACCGACGAGCGTAAACGGCTGGTACATCTGATCGAGCAGTTCGGAAACGTCGAATACTTGGGAGATTGCTACACGACGGCGGAGCGTAAGACGAACGTCAATGTGGCTCTGGTCTACCTGAAAAAGGTTGCGGAAGATGACGCCCCGGACCTTTGGGCAAAGGCGCCGACGCAAGAGAAGAGCTACGGCGTCGAGTTTGACGGCGATCCTAATATGCTCGCGATCCGGGACAATCTCGGGAACATGGAACATTGGTTCAACATGGCGAACGAGCACTGGGTTAAAGGGATCGAGCACATTCGCAAGGCAGCCGTGTACATGAACCAAAACAAGGTCAAGGACTACAGCTCCGACGACCGGGACGACTTCAAAAAGATTCTGACAATGGCTTTGGAGAACGTCCACACAAGCCGGGCTGAGTTCCTGAGGCGTCACCGTAAGCTCGCATGGACAAGCGTCTTTCAACAAATGGAGTTCGGGCGCTGGCTGGACTCAAAGCAGCAAGCTCGTTTTCTCCGGGACGTGGAACGCGACAGCACGATTCCGTTCACTGCGGAGAATATCCGCATGACTCTTGAGAACGTCTTTCTATCTCGTAACAAGTTGTTCGACGAGAGTGTGGCAAATGTTTTTGACGAGCTTTGCAGCCATTCTGTAGAAAATGGCTCCGGGCCGGTCATGCCGTCCACGATCCGCGAGCACCGTAGCGAAGGTTGGAAGACGAACGACAGTTACAAGGTGAATCAGCGTCTCGTGTTCCCTTGGGCCGTCGAAGTGGACTACGGCGGCAAACTCCGCCAAAAGGGTTACGGCTCAAGCGACAGCGCAAGGGTATGCAGCGACCTAGACCGTATCTTGTGCGTTCTGGACGGACGTTCGTTCGAGAGCTGCTACACGGTCGGACAGGCTATCGATAAGGCACGGCCCGGCGAGCTGGTTGAATCGCAATACTTCGAGATTCGCGGCTACAAAAAGGGAACGCTTCACTTGAAGTGGAAGCGCGAGGACTTGTGGCAACGATTCAATGAGACGGCGGCGGCTGGTAAAAAGTGGCTCGGAGAAGACACCCAGCAGTACAGACCGAAGACGAAGCGCAAAGACCCAGACCTTTACTGCAAGAATCACGGCCACAAGTTTGTCAATGGGGAGTGCGAACGCTGCGAAGACCCGGAGATTGACGAGACCTTATCGGTCGAGTGTGAGCTTTGCCGGGCAGTGTTTGAGTACACCGGAGTCAAGGAATGTCCAATACATTCGCAGCTCCCTTCCCTTCCCCAGATGCCCGGCGCCGTGCTTGCACTCACGGACGGCAACCAACATACAACCGTATCGGCCTATTGAGCTGGTACTTCAGGAGGAACAAAGTCATGTCACGTTGGAAGACAGGACAAGTTGTATCGGCAATCTCAGTAGTGCCCGGCGTACTAGTAGGGGCACTGAGCGCGGGCGAGGACTACACAACGCAACAGATAACGCTCATAGTTGACGGATCGGAAAACAATCTCTTCGTTCGTGGATTCGTCACGGATCATAAGCCGCTCAATGGCGACGACGACGTAGACGTAGAGATGGTCGAAGTCACGACCGGCTACTCAGACGGCGATATGCCGAACGATCCCATTCTCGTCGTGGCTCACGGGCAAGTGTCGGCGGCCCTGATGCAACTCGGTCACAAAGTAGTTCGCAGCATGGACCCGTACTTTTGATGAACTGTTTCGGCGAAGGCGCTCAGCACGTACCGGGCTGTAATTGTCGGACGGTTTTCCTATCAACCGGGGCCAAACTAGCGGCCCCTAAACCTAAAGCGGAGAAACCCGAAATGAAGCGATTTAAAGGATTCATGAGACTGATACTCGGTCACGATCAACCGGAGTTCATCGAGTTTGATGCAACTCACTACCGCGCGGCGGGCGTACCGGCGTCAACGTTCGCCGGGATGCCGATTCTCGAAGCTCACGAGCTGGTCAACAAGTGGAACAGTCAACAGATCGCCGGGCAGCGATTCATTTACTGGCTGGCTTAGGGAGGTCAGATGCGGGGACAGTTCAAACGCATGGTACAGAACACAGTACCAACCCCGAACCTAGCGTTCCGTCGATTTAGAACATGCGACCGGAAAAAGGTTTACGAGAATATGGCGGCGGACTGGCAAGCCGTTGCACATATCAAGGCGAACGGCAAAGACTTTTACCCAGACTTCGAGCTTAGACCATACGAGTGTACCTACTGTGGCAGTATTCACGTCGGACACTCCAACACACCCAAGAGCACCGAGGCCCGGATGCGGGCACAAGAACAAAGCGTATCCGCTCAATGAGCTGGTACTTTCCTTCAACCTCTAACCAAGATTTCAGGAGATCACGACAATGAGCGTACAGACAAGAACCAAGACTCTCTCACAGAAGACCATTGATGGCTTGCTCGCAATCGCGGCGGCAGTTCTCGCAAACCCGAAGGACTATAACCAAGAGCAATTTGTCAACGTCATGTTCGATACGGATACGCGCGAGATCGGATGCTTAGCCCTGTTCCATTCGCAGATTTCGTCAACCGAACGGGCGCACAAACTCCGAGTGAAGAAGACCCGGCGTGCCTCACTGACATCACCTATCGAGAGTCCGTTCTTCAGCAAGGTGAAGAAGGATTTCAAACTTGACGACGAGCAGACACGAAGGCTCTTTGGCTCGACTATCGACTGGCCGGAGAAGTTCCGCACAGCTTACAACAATGCGAACGCGTACACCAAGGCCCGCGCCCGCGTCGCCGAGCGTCGCATCAAGCACTTCATCAAGACCAACGGCGCCGAGTAATCGGCGCCCCGCCAACCCCTCCCTAAACCATTCACCAAGATTTCAGGAGATCAAAGTCATGAGCACAACGAAAAGCAAAAAGAATCTTTCCCGTAAGGCCATCAACTTCCTCACCCGACTAGCCGAGGCCGTTCTCGCCGACCCGAAGCACTACAACCAAGGTTCGTATCTTCGTACGAACGACAAGGGCGAACAGTTTGGCTGCCTTGCGTTCTTTGCCGCGAGGCTCCGCGCAAAGACAGCGAAGGCACTCACAGAACTCACATGGGGCGACGTGGCAAACACTCGCTGGGATGTCTGGGACGAGCTAGGGTTGCCGGGCGCCGAAAACGGCGGTAGCGACGTGATGTTCTCAACAGAATATCAGTGGCCCGAGAAGTTCCGCAGACAGTTCGAACAAGCCAAGGGTCCGAAGGGTCAAGCACGCGCGGCCTACAACCGGATCATGCACTTTATCGCAACTGACGGCGCCGAGTAACCAGCGCCCGGCAACCCCAAGGGAGACAGGTATGCACACTTCAGGATTCATGACGTGGTGGACTCTGACAATGGTTATCGCTCTGGGACACATGGCGATACACGAGCTGGGTCACGTCTTCGTGGCCCTTGGGGTCGGATCAAAGGTCAAGGGGATCGGGTTCAACCGGCTGGGACCGTATGTAGTACGGCAAGCCTCTCCCGATCCATTCTTGAACGTTCTAGTCGCACTGGGCGGCCCGGCAGCGAACCTCTTGACGTGGTACGTGCTACTCGCCTTGGGATGTGACGCACATAACCCGCGCGTCTACTGCGCTTTGTTTTTTGCTGTGTTCAACCTTTTGCCTCTTCCCCACTCGGACATGACAAAAGCGTTGTGCTACGCATCGGAGGATATCACCAAGTGTTGAGATATCAGTATGAAATTGACGAAGAGCTGGAGGCTCTTCGCACGCTCAAGGACGAGGCCGAAGGTAACGAGGAACGCGTCGATTGCATCGAGGCCCAGATAACCACAATCAAGGACGGACTCAAGCGCCAAGCCGTCGAAGAGTTGTACGAAGACGACCCGGCAGCAATGGAAGCGGCGGTCGTAGCGCATCGCTGGTACTGGGAAGACGACGAAGCGTCATCCCGTGTGTGGCAGTCCGAAGAGTACGCACAGGCCGCCTAATCGAGCTGGTACTTTATCAGCTATAATTTGCATCCAACACCGGACCTAACACGTCTGGTACATAGGAGACAATCCCATGAAAGAACCTGAGATCAAACTTCCGCCGACCGAGCAATGGATTGAACGAAAGCAGTCCGGGTCTCGTGGCTACGATCCGATTACCGAGACTCATCCGTCCTATGGCATCATCGGCATTCATCACTCGTTCTGGAGTCGCACACTGTTTGACAGCGACGTTGTACATCAACACTTCATCTCGATCTCGATCAAGAATGCCCAGCGTGTGATCGACGGAACACATGAGCACATCATGGGCACGGGTCAAGAACTGATTGAAATCCACATGACCGAGGCACAGTTCGCCCAACTGATCGCGCGGCCCAACGTCGGCGACGGCGTACCGTGTACGATCAACCACTGCAAGAGCGATTTTGCAAAGGCTGAAACCGAGCCGTGGGTTCACCCGCGACACGGCGGGCGCCCCGATCCACCGGAGCCGGAGAAGTTCGACCTCAAGTTCAAAAAGGAAACCGGCGAGCGGGCGCAAATCATCGTTGACGCACTGAACAGTCTGCAAAGTATGATTGACAAGTTCTTGTCAGGTGAGGAGAAGCCGAACAAGACCACCCTGAAAACGCTCAAGGGACAAGTCAGCTCAGCTCTGCTGCAAATTCAGAGTAATCTACCGTGGGTTCAAGAGGTCGCCGCCGAGCAGTTGGAAAAGAAGATCGCTTCTGCCATCGTCGAGTTCGAGAGCTTCGTCAACATGAGTTTACAGCGTCGTGGACTCGCCGCGATGCAGAACGAGGCGCCAAGATTATCCGTGCCATTAGTGACCAACGAGCCAGTAATCCCACTTTTAGGTGACTGACAAGTAATCATTAACGGTGCGAAATTTAACACATCGGTTTTGTGAGGGGATCAAACATGCAACACCTTACCCGCGATGAATTTAAAGCCCTCGTTGGGGCAATCCGCGACCCTAAGCATCGCCTGATGCTGAAAGTGGGGTTCAATCACGGTCTACGTGTAAGCGAGTTGACCGGGTTGACCGGAGCAAGTATCCGGGACGGTTACGTGACTGTGCAACGGCTCAAAGGTTCGATGAAAACAATCCAGCCGTACCAGTCCCACGAAGACCCTTTGCTCGATGAGGCAAGAGAGCTGGCAGACTTGGCCGCCAAGCTCAAGCCGAGCGAGCGTCTCTTCAACATCACCCGGTCGGGTGTGTTGAAGCTAATCAAGCGTGCTGGCAAACGTGCCGGGATTCCCGAGCACAAGCTGTTCGCTCACGTCTTGAAGCACTCCATCGCCATGCAAACAATCCATACAGCCGGGATCGAGAATGTCCGGCAATGGCTGGGCCACAAGAACATTTCCAGTACGGGCGCCTACCTCCGGGTATCAGACGAGGCCGCCGCGCTCGCTATCGGAAGGGCGATGACAATTGAATAGCTCCAGTTGCCTTCTACTGGCAAGCACAGGGAAAGTTGCAAGCCTGAACACTGCCGTTGGTTCTCCACGACTCGCTTTCACTGAAGATAGGAGAGATTTCCCCAATGCCATCAATCGAAGTCACACCGGAGGCATACAGCCGGGCTTCGCGCTACGCAGCCGTTTTAGGCATCACTACTGATGAGGCGGTTAGTAAAATGGTTATCGCTTGGATGAACGACACGGGAGACATGGTTCTCTCGTTCCTAGACAGGAAAGACAAGGCCCGCAAAGAGACTGGCACTTCCGCTCAGGTTATAAAAATGCCCGAGCGGGCAACTTCAACGAAAAGAACCACATCGAAGTAAACTGTAAAAAGTTTGACAAATTGACGAATTAGGTTTTTTGAAAATTCACATTTAATCGCTTGACTTTTCCCCAGATTTTAAGTACGTTTAATCAGTACCAAAGTAACACACCCGATAAGTCAAAAAACCATCCACCAGTGAGGTATCAACATGGGTCCGAAAAAAGACTATCTGTCCAACGTCACGATCATTCCGCATAACGCGACAGTTGAAGCGGGTCGCTTCATGCCGAAGCAAGAGATTCAACAGATGTCGTTTCTGAAGAACGTGAAGGAACGGGATCAGGAGTTTCTCATCGCTGAGATCAGACAAGCGGCGGCTGCGAAGCTGATGCACGAGCGGGCCGGTCTTGCGTTGGGAAGGCACATCCAGAACATCTACAATCGGTGCGAATCCTACTCGGGCACTTTTCGCCGCACTATGGCGTATCTCGGGATCAAGGAACGCAACGCGTATCGGTACATGAAGGCGTTCGCTGGAGCCTCAAGTCAATGGCATGAAAACGTCCTGAACGCTGCGATTGTAAAGGGCCTCGACTTCCGGTCGGCTGACGAGAATAAGCCACTCGGAAAGTACACGGAAGTCGCTCGCTTACTTCCAGCTCCGAGCCGTAACCCTGACCCAGTTGAGGCGGTTCGTTACATCGAACAGCTTGAGCAGACATACAAGGATCGCAAGCGGGCCATTAAGGAAGGAAGGGTCAAGCCGAAGGACCGTAGCCAAGAGGCCGACGATATTCAGCGCGACCCTGAGTTCCTTCTCCGTCAGAACTACCGGGGCATCAAGAACGCCCTTCAGCACGTCCCGCCGCGTCAGCGTAAGCGGTGGTTCGAGAAGCTCGTAGGCATGAGCCTGACCAATCAGGGAGTAGCAAGCGCGGTCATGTTCTCGCCGGAAGCTATCCCCGAAGACTTCAACCAAGGGCCGGGACGACCTTCCCTCCCTCAGATGGTTCATGAGAACGTTGCCTGATCTCATGTACCGGTAGCGGCTAAGGCTATGCTTGAAGGGCCGGAGCGATTCGGCCCTTACTTTTGTGGCGCTAGATTAAAACCCTTGGGAGCTTCACCGGGCTATGAAACGAAGGTTGACTCTTGGTGATGTAGTTGCTTTTGTGATTGGAGTCTCTTTACTGCTGTATGTTCTGGGCTTCACCGATCCGTACCTTGGATCGTTGCTCGGAGTGTTTAGGTGATACGAAGTGATACGAAAAAACTTGTCCCTACAGGCCCCAAGGTATCCTCTGTATCGCGTATATCGTAAATAATAAACAGCTATCTTCCTCTCGATCAGTGGTTTGCAAGTTAAGCGCCTATCTGTCTGGTACTTAGGCGACGGCGACAAGTCGAATCCCACTCTCTCCGCCAGAGCCTTTAAAATCAATAACTTAGCAAATGTGATACGAAGTGTGATACGATCTTCGCTATGAATGTGAAGGTCAATCTCACGAAGCGTATCAATATAGACGGACAGAAGCGGTTCGTCCCAGTCGTTCAGGCGGCCAACGGTCGGATCAAAGCCGACTGGGTAGTGATCGACGGCGCCGAGCAACGGTATCCCGGTGGGAGCTTCTACATAGACTGGACCGAAGGCGGCAAGCGTCGGCGGGAATCGGTCGGCGTGAGCGCGGCGACGGCGGTTGCCCGGCAGCTCCGCAAGGAAGCTGAACTCAAGGCTAAGGGTCAAGGACTTACCGTAACCTCTCAAGACGACCGCGACCGGCGCCTGACGGTCGAGACAGCCGTATCCGCCTATCTGGAAGAGATCGCACTCACAAAGAAGCCTAAGACCGTTTCGGCCTACACGACGAGCCTGTCCTATTTTCAAGAATCTTGTACAAAGACCTACATCGATGAGATCGAGCGGCTGGACATGATCCGGTTCCATGCGTACCTGAGGGACAAGAAGGCACAGTCCCCGCGTAGCTGCTGGAACAAATTCTCGAACGTGATGGGATTCCTGAAGGCTCAAGGTGTTCGCAAGATCGTGAAGCCGGGCGATTGGCCGAGGTACGTCGAAGAGGAGCCAGAGGCATACGAGCGGGAAGAGCTTGACAAGTTCTTCGACGCTTGTAACGACAATGAGCGTACTCTGTACGAGTTCTTCCTCATGACCGGGATGCGTGAGCAAGAGGTCATGCACGCCATGTGGCAAGACGTGAACCTCAAGCAAGGGACGATTGCGATGAAGTGGAAGCCCGAGCTTGACTGGACTCCCAAGGCGTACAAGGAACGCGAGATTCCCGTTCCTACAAAACTTTTGAAGAAGCTCGAAGATCGCCGACCGGCGAACGGACGCGGCTTGATCTTCCCTACCTCTGGCGGCCTACCAAACGGTCACTTCCTTTTGTTCTGCAAGAACATTGCGAAGCGTGCCGGTCTCGATCCCGAGAGCTGGTGGCTTCACAAGTTCCGCGCGACGTTCGCAACGTGGCACCTTCAGGCCGGGGTCGATCTGCGGACCGTACAGAAGTGGCTCGGTCACACAGACCTTGAGTCAACTATGCGGTACCTGAAGGCCGCCCGTGGCGCCGAGGTTCAGGCGAAGGTCAACCAGACGTTCGCCTAGCTTCTCGCGCCTCTTCCCTCTCGATCTCGCGCTCAAGTTTGCAAGCGTCACATATACGCTTCCGGGAGAGTTGATCTTCAATCGGCTCTCCGCAGTCCTTACAGAGCTTTTCCCTCATTGTCTCTCCAGCCATTTAGACAGCTCTTGTGGGTCGAACCTCACCGCCGTACTGATACGGAACGATGGGATGTTCCCCCGTCTCGCCTCCCGGCGAATCATCTGAGCTGACATTCCCAGCACTCCTGCAACCTCTTCAGCCGTTAGCGCCCGTTCATAAGCTGCGATCCTTTCTCGCACACTGGGGACGTGTGTCTGTGTCGTCATAGGAACACCCTACCACAAACTATTTTCGATTGCAAGAGAAATAATGTTTGACAATTTGGCAAACTTATATTACAGTTGATTTGTGTTCGAGACAACCCAAACATCCCAGCACATCGCCAGCGGTCACATGACTCACCTTCTACGCCCTAAGGAACTGAGAACGAGGATCGACCTTGCGGTCAGGGCATTGCAGACACACACCTTCGATACGATAGCGTTTCGTGGGATGTCTGGGGCGTTCCTTGGTCCGCAAATCGCAGCGTTTCTTGACAAGGAAATGATCCTTGTTCGGAAGCCCCACGACGATACTCATTCGTTCTATAACGTTGAGGGATTCAAAGGCGCAAGGCGATACATCATCGTTGACGACTTTATATCACTGGGCGGCACAAAGCGAGCGATCATTGAGGCTGTGTCTAAGTTCGCCCCTGATGCGAATTTCGTCGGACTGCTGCCAGTTTTAAGGATCAGGGACTATATGCTTGAACATTCTGAACGTCACAACACGCCCTACCCTTTGGAATAAACCGAGACCATCAGGAACCCCCTGCCGGATCGGTAGTAGTGAACACTAGGAAACAACACGTTGCCATTCGATCAGTACAAACAACCCCACCGTGTCTTCGTCGATACAGGACGCAAATCCTACCGCATGGGAGTTCCGATAAACGGAAACCCTCACAAGATGGAACCTTTCAGAGACCTATGGGAGAAAGGCTGGAGACTTGAGCGTCGTAAAGAAGAAGGTCAACGCTCGCAGTTCAAGCGCCCCGCAGCCCAACAAGGGCAGCAAGGCCAAGCCGAGCAAAGGGCGCCAAAGAAAGTCGGACACACCCCTTGGCGGGAACTCCGACATAAACGGAAAGAAGAGCCGAAAGGCCCAGTCCTCACCGATGGACTTGTCGCCCGCTTCAACAGACAGCATAGAACGGCCATCTAATCAGCTCCCTTCGGGCGGTACCGTTTCTGTCGGCGATGTGGTTATGTGTTACGACCAAGGCTGGCGAACGGGCCGCGTCGAAGAGATCATCAAAACTGCGGCGTGGATCAGGGTTACCCCTGCAATCGGTAAGGTAACTCGATCAGCCGTGATGTTTGGATTTGAAGACATTCGACAGATTGGAGGAGATTGAAATGGAAACTGACATCTGTGCAGTGAATCATGGTGGTAATCCCCAAAGCGTCGCCGCGTTCCAAGGAATCGTCCCGACCCTTCCAGCTCTTCGTAAGAAGGTGCTGTTCGCGGTAAGCGAGCTGAAGTTTGCGACCGTAAAAGAGGTCGTAGACAAGACGGGCCTTGAACGTCTGACGGTAGGCGCCCGTCTCACCGAGTTGAAAAAGTCAGGGTTACTCACGGCAACCAATACGATCCGTGAAGGATGCCGCGTACTGACACTCTCGGAGCTGGGGAAGCAAGCAACACAGGCAGTTTAAGGGGTAAATGCTTCTCGACAACTTCATTGACCGCTTCGGCGGTATGACCGAATCCTACTACTTCTACAACGGAGAGGTTGAGCTTCGGTACGATCCTAAGGATCACGTCTACCTGTTAGTGAACGGTGACGCTCTCGAACCACAAGACGGCGTTACAACCGTTTGTCACATCATCGACAAATCTGAGGCCCTGATTCCTTGGGCCTGTAAGCAGATGGCAACCAAGCTCCTCACGGACTTGACCATTGTGTTGCCGGACGGTCAGAAACAGCTCCGTCAAGTCACTTACCAAGACTTTGAGAATCTCGTCATCGCAGCGAAGACGGCCCATCGCGACCGGCTTGAAGAGGCCGGAGAAGTCGGGCACATCGCGCACGCGTGGATCGAGATGTACATCAAGGCGATCCTTGCGAACGATCAGTCTCGACAAGAGGAATTGCTTGCCAAGTTCCCAGATGACGAACGGGCACGTAACTGTTGCTTCGCCGCTCTCGGGTGGATGAAGAATCACAACGTCCGGTGGATCGGTACCGAACGTAAAATCTACAGCCGCAAATGGAAGTACGCCGGTACACTCGACGGTCTGTGCGTTGTGGACTCGTGTAGCGATCCGAAATGCTGTCCGCGTCCGTTCAAGGATCGGCTAACGGTCTCGGACTGGAAGACGAGCAACTATCTGTACAAAGAGTACAGACTACAGACCGCAGCGTATCAATACGCCTACGAGGAAGAAACCGGCGAGAAGATTCAGGATCGCTGGATCATCCGGCTCGGTAAGGAAGACGCCGAGTTCGATCCGTGGCACGTCGAAGCTGACCAATACTATCGGGACTTCCAAGCATTCCGGCTCGCGCTCGAACTGAGGCGCACGGTCGGCGAGATCGACGAAAACATTCAAGCTCGCGACAAGGCCCGCAGAGAAGCTGAGAAGGCGGAGAGACAAGCGGCCAAGGCTGAGGCGGAACGACTGAAGCGCGAAGAGCGTGAGAAGCGCAAGGCCGAAGAGAAGGCAGCCCGAGAAGCGGCTCTCAAAGTCGCGTGCCCGAACTCGAAGAAATACAAGGGCCTCAAGAAACCGCGCTGCAATGGAGGAGAACCATGCGAGACGTGCCTGAAGAAGTATGCGGAAGTACAGGCAGCCAAGCCGAAGAAAGAACCGAAGAAAAAGAAGGTCAAGGGTGGCGTCCAGAACCTATTATCCGTACTGGACCCCGCTTCATCCTCACTATCGACGGAGACCTCAACACTCCCAATTTCGGAATCAAGTTCCGACACGAACACTGGAGCTTGTATCTCGGATACATCGGATTCAATCTCATCTGGGGAAAGTTCCGGGACAGCTTCATCGACACTTTCGACGCCGGACTAGAGGCGCGTCGAACATCTAAGACCTAACGAAAGGACAACATGACCACACTTTCACGTCAGCTCCGTCGTATCGACAAACAACCGGAAGATCGCCGCATCTCTGAGGATGCCATCCGTGCTGCTCATAAAATGCGTCGCAAAGCGCGGAAGGCTCGCGCTAAGGCCAAAGTTTGACAATTTGTCAAGAACCGTATCGAATACGCTTGACAAATCGAAAATAATATAGTACGATGGAGAAGTAAATCAGACGTTCGTCTGATCGGTGTCAAATTCACACAGGAGATAAATGAGCAGTGAACTCGTTCAGGTAAATGCTGCCGAATCAGCATTAGTCCAAGCGCCCGTAGGCGGACTTGGCGTAGACTTCAACAATCCCCTCATGCGGGTAAAGCCCGCAACTCTGGTTATTAACCAGCCCACCACACAGGCGGAAGACGCCATCAAGGGCAAGCTCCGCATCCTTGAGACCGGCGATCAGTATGACGAACTCTACGTCACGCTTCTGGACATGCCTGTCGAAAAGCGCACATGGTACGCCGGTAAACCCGGTGAACTCAACCGCACGGCTGAGAACCTGATGTGCTTCTCCAACAACGTCATTCGCGACGCCAATAAGCGCGAGCTGCAAGGCCCTGACCCGAAGGCCAAGGTTCCCGGTGCGCTCAAGTGCAATGGCTGTCCCAAAGCATCGTGGGAAAAGTGGCGTCAGACCAAGTTACAGGAAGACATTCCGCCTTGTGAATCGTTCTTCTACGTGACGCTGATCGACACGAACTACAAGATGCCGCTTCGTTGGTATGTTCGCTCCGGCGCCAAAGACCCATTCGAGTCTGCGCTTCAGAACGTAGCCCGTAAGCTCTTCATGATGCGTGCAAAGGGCGGCAACCCGAACATCTTCGACATCGGCTTCAAGATCAAAACGGACAAGCGGACCAAGAACAATAAGACGACTTATGTTCCGGTGTTCTCTGGATTCGATGAGATCACACCCGAGCAAAAGGCAGACTTCGGTGACATCTTCGCTCAGTACGTTGCGTTCAAGACCGCTCCGGCGCCTGAACAGACCGTAGAGGATGCGGTTGTCGAGTCCCAGTCAAGCATCAACGGCGAAGTCGTTGAGCCTTCCGGTCCCGCTCCTACTGGCGAGATCACGATCTAACAAAAGCTCTCCGGCCCGCCTGTAAGAGGGTAATCGGTCGGTGAGGGGTGCGGGTGGCACCCAGCCGTGAGGCAAAGCCACCAAGGATCAAGTCCTCCGGGGATGAAAACTGGTACGCGAGTCCGAGCTTGGATGCGTGCCCATTGGACTGCGGGACAAGCTACCACAACACAAAAGCGAGAAGACGTGGGACGGAGAATCGTTCAGAACGCCTTAGGGCAGTGATGGGCATACATCAAGCCGTCGAATCAGGCTCGCTCCAATTGGAGGCGGAAGTGTACCTAAAAGACTACATGGATGTGGACAAGCTCCGCATGTATGAAGACGAAGGAATCATAGATCGGCGAGGTCATCGTACCCTTCCGCTCAACATCTACACATTCTCGAAGAGGGCAGTTTACGAGAATCTCTGGGACGACATCACGACAAAGTGTCGCGGCCTAATCGTTCACCACAGTACCGAAGAGATCATCGCGCGGCCATTCGAGAAGTTCTTCAACATCGACACGGACTATCGCCCGGAGACTCACCGGGCCAATCTCCCAGACGCTCAACCAATCGTCTCAGAAAAGCTCGACGGTTCGTTGGGAATCCTCTGGCGCTGGGGCGGTCAACAGGGGATCGCTACAAAGGGATCGTTCCACTCAGAACAGGCGGAGTGGGCCACAAAGACGTACAACCGGTACTACCCGTTCTCGAAGTGGCCGGAAGGCTACACGCCCGTTTTCGAGATCATCAACGAATCCATTCAGCATCACGTTGTCCACTACCACGGATACAACGATCTTGTGCTCTTGGCGCTGATTGAGAACAAAACCGGTATGGAGCTTAACGAGCATTCGCTACAGCTCTGGGCACGGATGAACGGAATATCTGTGTCCAAGACCTATAACAAGTCTCTGGATGCAGTGCTGGCAGAAGATCGGAAGAACCATGAGGGATACGTTCTATCATGGCCGCGTCTTGGCCGCACGCCGCTCAAGATCAAGGTGAAGCACAAGAGCTTTCTCGATCTTCAGAAGGTCGTTCACGCTGCTACACCCGGCGCGATTCTCGAAGCTCTCAAGACTGGGAATGTCGATCTACTCAACACTTGGATCGGACAGACGAACGAACCTATCGGCCAATGGGTCAAGAGCTGGCTTGTCAGGCTGAATGGTAAGTACGGCGAGATTCTCATCAAGAGCAACAACGCTTACAAGCAAGCTCTCTTCGGCGCCAACCCTTCCGAATCCCGCAAAGCATTTGCGCTTTACGTGAAGGAACACGCACCGGAATACGCATCGATATGCTTTGCGATGCTCGACGGTAAGGATCACAAGACTCTCGTATGGAAGAAGGTTGAAGAAAACTTCGATGCGGAGCTGTCCAAGCCGTTCGCTATTGAGGAGGCCAAAGCAGCATGAACGCACCCAAACGGATAGCCGTCGATTTTGACGGAACGCTTTGTGATATGGCGTTCCCTGAAATCGGGGCGCCAAAGGTCGGAGCTGTGGAGGCCATGAAGGTTCTCCGTGCTCTTGGATTCAAGATCATCATCTGGAGCTGCCGGTGTTGCCACTGGGACTACGACGTATACGGCGGAGACCCTAAGCAGCCGGTCATGGAGCGCGACAAGGTTCAAGACATGATCGCGTGGCTCGAAGCTCACGGGATCGAGTACGACGAGATCGACGACGGCAGCCGGGGTAAGCCGAGCGCGGATTACTACATCGATGACAAAGGTATCCGCTTCGAGGATAACTGGATGAACATTGCAGCATTCATCATGAGTCGTACAACGACAGAACGAGTGCTGGCCGAACGTCGGGCAGAGCAAGAAAAGGGTGCGGGCCGGGTAATTCCCTTCCCCGTTCCATCGGCGAAAGAGGAAGTTCCTTTCACTGACGGCAGCGGGACAACGGCCTAACAACGGAGCGCAATGGCGGAGAAATAAACCATATTCACGATCTTTGACGCTTCCGGGGATGAAGTGTCCAAAGTTCAGGCAGACGAGATCGTACAAAACGGTCCCCTCTTTAACCTGAGGAAGAAATACTCGTCCCCATTCGACATCGAGGCAGTCATCGCACTGACGCCGGGAATGATGATCGTAAAGGAATACAAGGAACCTCAGGAACCACAATAAATGTTCCCAGAACAAAGTGTCATCGTCGGCGAAGCTGTCGCTGGCGAGTCCGCTAAGACGCGGGCGATGCTCGAAAGCATTATCAAGAATATCGACAAACAGACGCTCGACGCGGCTGAGCTTTTGGAAAAGGTTCAGTCACAAGGTCTGTATAACCCGGACTTCAACACGTACAAGGAATACACCCGCTCTATCGGCCTGAAGGACTCAAAGGCCGAGTACCTTCCGAAGATCGTCAGGGTCATGAAATCGGTCGGGTTTGAGCGCAAGGACTACGACAAGCTCAGTATTTCCCGGCTGCGTCACATCTCGTCTCTCGATCCTGAGAAGACTTGGAAGAACCCGGAAACCGGTGAAGAGGTTCCGTTCAAGGACTTCATTGTCAACTTCGTTCAGAAGGGTGAAGAGATCGACATGGAGACCTTGCTCCAACACATCCGTACCCTCAAGGGTTTCGTGGGAGAGAACGACATCACTTGGCTGAACCTTCCCTTTGCCCGGATCACTATGGACAACACTGTGCGCCCGGCAATCGAGAAGATGAAAGCCCTGATCGGATCGGTCGCGAAGGACGAAGACGGAATGTCCAAGGATGCCAGTGACAGCCGTTGTGTCGAGATGATTACCGTTCACTTCCTCAATGACGAAACCGTAACCGCTGAGCAGCTCAGCGCACCGCAAGGGGAACCTCAACCGGAGGAATAGCCGTGACTGAAGCACAGCGGGAACCGATGCGTACTTATCTCCTCGACAAGCTCAAAGAAGCTCGGGAGGAGATAGGTACGGTCAACCCCCAGTATTCGTACTGGGACAGGCTTGTCGAAGTGGCGATGACTGACGACGATCTCCTAGTCACGCTCGTTCGACGCGTAGAGCTGGACGGATTCAAAGGGGTCTAAATGCCACTCGTAAAAGGAAAGTCCCGGAAGGCCATCGGTACGAACATCAAGCCCGAAGAGGCTGCGGGCCGCCCGCGTAAACAGGCGATTGCAATTGCACTCAGTAAGGCTGGCAAAGCAAAGCCGAAGCAAAAGAAAAGGTAGGCGCTATGTCCGAAAACAAACGTCCAAAGCCTATCGTACACGTTGCTCATTCTGTGTACATCGACCCAATTCACTGTGACTCTACGGTGTCCTATAAGGTCGTCGAACAGGGCTTAGAAGATAAGCGGTATGCCTCAGGCGAAGTTAAACTGTCGGATTGCACCCGAACAATATCGTGGTATTTCGGGGACGGAGAGCATGAAGAATCGTTGGCAAAGATCAACCGGGCCATTGACGCCTTGAAAGCATTCAGAGTCGCCCTTCGTCACGCTCAGCTCAAGGTCAAGAGACAGCAACGTCTCGCGACAAAATCGGGAGAACAATGAGTCATTACGACGGATGGGTCGGCGTAGACCTTGACGGTACGCTCGCCGTATACGATCACTGGCGCGGGCCGACTCATATCGGCGCCCCGATTCCCAAGATGCTCGAACGCGTCAAGGGTTGGCTCGCTGAAGGTAAAGATGTTCGTATCTTCACGGCCCGTGTCTACGCGCCAAAGGAACCGGTAACCGATCCGGCTGTACTACGGCGTCAGAACGAAGCGGTCGCCGCACTGATCGCGATTCGGGCATGGTGCGAAGAGCATATCGGTAAAGTGCTTCCCATTACCTGTACCAAGGATTACGGGATGGTTGTCCTCTACGACGACCGTTGCCGACAGGTAGAGCAGAACACCGGAAGAGTTATCGGAGAGGAATGAAGACAGGTTTCGTTCACATCGGCATGACGCTACTGTGCGTACTTAGTACGTGCTACTTCGTACCTCAGCACTATTGGCCGCCAGTGATCGCCGGAGTTGTCATCTCGAACATTACCGGTTGGCTCTTTGAGCGCGTGGCAACGTATTACGGTCACTGATGCCGCTCACGCCTTTAATCTCTCGGGCGTGCTTCGCTCGTGACGGCTGGAAGTGCCGACACTGTAACAACCGCTCCGGGCTACATCCCCATCACGTCATCTACCAATCGCAACAAGGCCCGGATACGCTAGACAACCTCATCACCCTCTGCGCGAGCTGTCACTCGGGGCACCATGCGGGAAAGCTGGGCATAGAGATTACCGCGAAGCTGAAGGACAACGTGATTGTCAGATTCACTCGCGCGAAGGGATGGAAACCAACATGATTAAGCTCGCCGCCGCTCTCTTGTTTGCCTTGCTACCGACGCCCGCACAGGCCCCGGTTCGCTCAGAGCCGATCAACCCAGCTCTCTACCTCACCGCAGAAGCCGCAATCATTACACAGATGGCAGAGTGGCACGTCCGCTACCCATACACGCCGAAGGTCTATTTCTACAACGTCATTAGCGACATGCAAAGGATGAACGTCGATCCAATCGGCAGCCCAGAGTTCAACACAGACGTGGAGAACCTTGAGGGCGATTTTACGTCACTCGCGTTCTACATCGATCAGCACAAGGACAGCGAGACGATTTAGGAGAGTCATGGCAAAAGCGAGCGGTCATGAAGGTTGCGACTGGTGCTGCGATCTATGCGGAGAGTGGGCGAACGAATGTACCTGCAATCCGAAGTGCATTGAAAAGGAATCTGATGAAACGCAAATTCAAGAATTGGATCATCACGCTCATTGCTAAGCGAACGGGCTACACATACGGGGGATCGAGCAAGACTGTTGTGACAAAGGGATTCGGCCTGTTCTTCACAAAGTTTACAAGTCCTAGCGTTGCCGACCCTGCCGGGATGATGGACAAGGGCGCCTCATTCCATATCAACAGTAAGACGTACCGTTTTTGGAAACCACGCAATAATGCAGAATAGAGCATACCAAGAGAAGGCACACGAAGCGATTCATTCCGGCCTTCTCGCAAGTGTAAATCGACAACTCATCCAAATGGCAACCGGTACAGGCAAGACGGTTGTCTTCGCGCAATTACCAGAGAAGTTGAAAGACGTTCTCCCCGGTAAGATGCTCGTACTCGCACACCGCGAAGAGTTAATCGATCAGGCTATCGCAAAACTGAAAGCGTCGAATCCCCTTCTTCGTATCGATAAGGAAATGGCGGAGCACCGGGCGGACCCGAAGGAAGCAGACATCATTGTCGCGTCCGTGGCGACGCTGGGCCGCAAGGGAACCAAGCGCATCGAAGGTTACGACTGGTCACTGTTTGACAAGTTCGTAGTGGACGAGGCGCACCATGCGACCGCATCGACATACGGCAACATCTTTGAGGCTGCCGGTCTCTTCAACGAAGGCAGCAACCGTTTGCTACTTGGCGTGACCGCGACGCCCCAGCGTGGGGATGGTCAGGCACTCGCGAAGGTGTTCGAGAAGATCACTTTCACGTACCCGATACGGCAAGCGATTGAGGATGGATGGCTCGTAGAACCGCGCGGGTTCAAGGTATCGACCAAAACGTCACTGGACGGGATCAAGGTCTCGAACGGCGATTACGATCAAGTGCAGCTCGCGAACACCGTCAACACTCCAGAGCGTAACGCCCAGATCGCGAAGGCATGGCTCGAACACGCGAAGGGCCGTCAGACCATCGGCTTCACTGTCGATATTCAACACGCTAAGGACTTGGCCGCAGTCTTCAAACACTACGGCATCAATGCTGAGGCGATATGGGGAGACGATCCCCAGCGCGAAGAGAAGCTCAAGAAGCATCGGGCCAAAGAGATCACGGTACTATTCAACGCTGCCCTTCTGACTGAGGGGTACGACGATTGGCAAATTGGTTGCGTGATCCTTGCCGGTCCCACAAAGTCCCCGGTGAAGTTCGCCCAGATGGTCGGACGCAGCACTCGCTTAGAGGACGGCATCGGCAACCTGATCGAAGCGAAGTCCGTTTATGAAGGAAAGACTCTCATCAAGGATGCTCTCATAGCCCTTGAGAAGGGCATTTACCCATTCAAGGTGGATTGCATCATCATCGACGTTGTGGACAACAGCTCTCGCAACTCGCTTGTGACGCTGCCAACACTTCTAGGAATGAGCGCCAAGCTCGACCTCAGAGGTAAGGGCATCGTAGCAGCGGTCAAGGAACTGGAAGACGCCCAGAAGCAATACCCGCATATCGACTTCACAAAGCTCGATGACATCTCCCAACTTCAGGCACACATCGAGAATGTCAACCTGTTCGACATCAAGTTCCCGGCTGAAGTCGAGATGAACAGTAAGCTCTCATGGTATCCGTCACCTTCGGGTGGTTACGTCATGTTACTACCGGACAAAGACCGTATCGAGATCAAACAGAATATCCTTGACAAATTCGATATATCTGCTACGATCAAAGGGAATCGATACAAAGGCGAGCGAGACACGATTGAAGCTGCTTTCGCGGCTGCCGATGACACGATCAACAAAGTAATTCCCGAAGCACTCAAAATCATCAGACGTGAAGAAACGTGGCATAAGCAACCGGCAACCCCGGCACAGCTTAAACTTCTCGCCAAGTTCTTCAAAGGTAAAGCCATTCCGCCTGACCTCGACAAAGGCAAGGCGAGCAAACTGATTTCCAGCTACCTTGCTGGGAAATAAGAGGAGATCATACTTATGCGCATCGAAGCTACGCAACCATCCAAAACTCACGGCGGTTTCTACATGACGAACGGTGACAACTCAGCGCCTTCAAAACCGAAACGCCCCGTCGATATCACGGTTACAGAGGGCACGGCAAATGATCCGGTCGGTCCTCAAGTCGCTGACTTGAAGATCGGTCAGGCACTCAAGTACAAGCTCAGCGGTAATACTGTCGCACGGTTGGCCGGGAACGTATTCGTCAAGGTGTACAACAAGGGCACCTTACCCCCGGTGTTCTTCGATACGGATCACGCCGCCTACTTTATCAAGTATGAGCCATCGGTCATGCTGCCTGAGGGTACAACGCTCACGATCAAGCTCCAGTAACGGAGTTTGCCAAATTGACAAACATTCCCGCTCTCAGCCGATACCAGTTCGGCTTACTCACACATACTGCGAAGGCAGACATTCCAGTGTTCCTCTTGGCAATGCCGAACCTGAAAGATACGCCTTCGCAACGGTTCGGGCTAAAGGCCCGGCACAACGAGATCAAAAGCCTAATGGCGGCTGGTCTCATTGAAGAGGCGTCCGACGAGTTTCGCGAGCACGTTCGCGAGCACGAGAAGCAGACCGGGCGCCGGTTCAAGGTATTCGGCCTCACCGAAATTGGTTTCAAGCTCTTTCAAGACACGTCAACAGAACACGTTAACTAAACACAGCACTTAACCACATCTGGAGGATTCATGTCGCTACTCGCAGAGGAGACCCCTGTCTCTATCAAGAAATCCAACCATCAGGCGAACATCGTTCGCATCTCTGAGCTACTTCCCCACAACAACTCTGACAATCTCGCACTGGTCAAGATCGGCGGCTACCAAGTCGTTGTGAGAAAGGATCAGTTCAAGATCGGCGATTTGGCCGTATACATTCAACCGGACTCCGTTGTCCCGCAGACTGAGCCATTCCGTTTCATCTGGGAACAGTACGCCACATGCTCAGTGTGCGGCAACGGGTGGGGCGCTCATAAAATGAGCTGCTACCCTGAATACCCCAGAAAGGCGTCTGAGGTTCCGGTAACCCGATGTACAGATTCAGTAATAGCTTTGAGCCGAATCAGGTACTTGAGATCGCGGTCCGAACTGCGTTGAAACTCTTCGAGCACATGGGCGAACAGCGAAACCGCACAATGCGCTATGTACATGAGAACTACCTAGAAAGACTTTGGCGTGAACGGAATCATTTGCGAGTCCCGGCCCCGGTACAGACCGTACCCAGTACGCAAGGACGCTTGTTCAGAGAGGAAGACAATGGTCAAGGCACTTCGTCGGTTACTGTCGCATAAGGACATCGGCTGGAAAGAGATCGGTGAAGAGTTCACGAGATACACGATCCTCAAGACGCGGTGGTTCAACGTATACCTTCACCAACTGAACGCCCCGAACTGGCATCCTGAGTGTCACGATCACCCTTGGTCGTTTGTGACGTTCATCCTGTGGCGCGGGTACCTCGAACAGGTTGGGGACAAGTTGTATCGGCGCCGGGCCGGTTCCGTACACTATCGACCGGCTGACTTCTCGCACAACGTCATCACGCCTTACGGTACCGCATGGTCCGTGATCGTGACGACTCGGAAGACCCGCGACTGGGGGTTCAATAGCTGTCCGGTATAAGGCTGTGGTTGCCTTATACTTGAAAGGGTCACATGAGCGAGGTATTCAAATTCGGCGGAACTGAGCTTGATCTGGAGCACAATGTCGGTGATCCTAAGTGCTCTTCGTGTATGAGCGATAACTACCCAAAACCATGCTCTCAGCCGGGATGTACCGGGTTGATTCACCTTGAGGGCGAAGAAATTTGGGACAATGAAATTCAAGGGTACGACTATTTCACGCGTACCAAGTGCGACGCTTGCGGTAATGTTTGACAATTTGGCAAACACGGAAATCATTTGACATTTTAAGCAAAACGTGAGATACTACGAACACTTGAACAAGAGAGCCTTCGGGCGGAGTCAAATCTAGCAAAGGGAGTAAATGCCTAACGTATCAGATAGTTTCGCCGGAAGCCCGGCGTTCCAATTTATACAGAGTCAAGGATGGAACTGGAAGCCTTCAACCCCACCGAACATTGAATTAGAAACCTGCCCATATTGCGGCAAGACCGGCTACGGTCACTGTTACATGGAGATACACGGGACTTCTGACGAACAGAAGAACCGGGACTCTCTTCACATCTGCCACAAATGCGGTAAGGGCGGTCGCCTCTTCGACCTAAAGAAACATCTGAACATCTCGATCCCCGACGTTGAGTCTCGTAAGGACTGGTCAGGGGGAGCAAAGAAAACAGAAGACCTACCAGACATCGACGCCTGTCATCAGGCATTGCTAGAAGACGCTGAGGCGATGGACTACCTCATGAACGGACGCGGCTTCTCGCGAGAGGTCATTGAAAAGCAGAAGGTCGGTCTCGTTCAGGAACGATACTTCCGCAACATTGGAAAAGCGCGTGCAATCGTTTATCCCTATCTCGTTAATGGCAATTGCGTGTTTGTACATTACCGCACGTTGCCTACTATGCCTCTGGCAGATAACAAGGTGCCTAAGGGGTTCAGCTCTCCGACCGGCTGGGATGCTCCGCTGTATAACGGCGAGATTCTTCGCGATGGCCTCAAAGAGGTCTTTATGGTTGAGGGCGAAGCGAATTGCATCGCGGCGATGGACAAGGGTGTCTCGAACATCTGCGGCGTCCCCGGCGCCAACTTCAAAAAGGCGGAGTGGATCGGGACGCTGGACAAGCTCGACGGACTTGAGAAGATTTACATCTGCTACGACAAGGATAAGGTCGGGCAGCAAGCGGCACAGAACTTAGCGGTTCGCATCGGTATTGAGCGTTGCTGGAAGATCACACTCCCAGACTTCGACGTTACGACTGACGAAGGCGAGAAGCGCAAGGGCAAGGACTTAAACGAGTGGTTCGCGGTCGGCGGCGGTACAGCCGAAGCGTTCGAGAAGCTCAAGGAAGATGCCATCCTGTTCGATGTGGAAGGTGTCGCCAGCTCGAAAGACGCGATACAAGAGTTTGAGGATGAGCTTAACGGTAAGGTTGGACTCGAACCGTCGTACAAGACGCAATGGCCCGGCCTGAACAAGCTCGTGGGATTCGATCCCGGCGATGTAATTGACATCATCGCTCCTGAGAAGGTCGGCAAGACAACATTCGCACTCAACCTGATCGAACACATGGTTGATACATACGGGGAAGATGGCATCATCATCTGCCTCGAAATGACAAGGGCAAAGCTCGCGCGTAAGTGGATTTCACACAAGGCGGGAATTGCCGATGACATTCCAACAACGCCGGAAGAGGCGGTAACACTCAAGTCGAAGTTCTTAGCGGCAATCCCAGTAGTCCGGGACATGGCCGCAAACAGGCAAGGTGATCTCTACTTCTGCCTACCGAAGTACAAAACAACTGAAGACATCTACAACCTCATTCGGCAGTGTATCCGCCGCTATGGAGTCAAGTGGATTGTGCTCGACAACCTTCAACGACTTGCCGATACGACATCGGACAGCGGGAAGGGCCGGACAACGCACCTTTCGGAGATCAGCAAAGTAACTTCGCAGATCGCCAAGGAATACAACATCCAAATGGTTCGCATCTTGCAGCCTCACCGTGTAGCTCAGGGCAAGGTTGCGACGAGCGACAACACAGACGGTTCGTCTCAGATCGCAAAAGACTGTGACTGCAACATTGCTCTTCACAGAGAGAAGATCGCCGAGACCGATTCGTCCAAGGTGGACATGACGATGGGGACCGATCAGGCCCAGTCGTTCAAAAACGAAACGCTGGTACTGGTAGGACTCTCGCGATTCTCTGGCGGCGGTAGTACGTGGCTCATGTGTGACGGCGCCCGGAGTACGTTTAGCAACTTCGGCCCGGAAAGCATCGCAGCGGTACAAGCCGAGCTGAACAAGGACAAAGGGATTATGGGAACGCTGCAATCAGCCGTTACCCCACCCAACGCAGAGGAACCACCGGTCGGGGAGATCAGCATCTAAAATGCGGCGGTTGACATTGAGCAGGATCGTTTCCCGGATGAAGAACTACAGACCGGGAACGGTAGAAGAGATTGTCCGGGACTGTGATCTTCCGGTGAAGTTTATAGGATCAGGCGTGTTCCGGGAAGTGTACAAGATCATCGGTGCGCCCTACGTTGTGAAGATTCCCTATGAGGGAAGCGAAGGGCACGCCGCAACCGAGTACAGGGCATGGAAGCGAATCAAGACGAAAGAACGCTTCAATGATATTCGGAAGTACCTACCGGAGATCATCCTGTATCAGCGTTCAACCGGGCTTGTGCTGATGCCGTACTACCGGCCAATCTCAGCACGGCGTTACAACCGGGAAATGGAAGACGTTGACGCGTTTCTCGAAAAGACGTTCGGGATGGGAAGCGCCGACGTGGGGTCTGACAAGTGGGATAACTGGGGACTGGACGAAACCGGTCAGCTCAAGCTCATCGACCTCGGATGTATTGAAAACGAAAGCTAGTGATGCCGTCAAAGCCACTCAGCCCGAAGGATCGGGCGGCGGACAAGAGGCTGAAGTCAAACTATTCGGGATTCGGTCTTCAGCACTTCGCAACTGTATTGAAGTTCCAAAAGGGCGTCTGTGCGATATGCAGACAGGCGCCGGTCGCCGGTAAAGCTAGATTCTCCGTCGATCACAGGCACAGTGACGGATTGCTTCGCGGTCTCTTGTGCTGGAAGTGCAACAGGGCGATAGGCGCCTTTCAACGGTTTCACCCTGACGCGGTTGAGCTATTCCGGGCCGCGTATGAGTACCTCAAGAACCCGCCAATTACAGCCGTATTCGGTACGGAGTGGCGAACAGCTCCCGGCAAGGTCGGGACAAAGAAGCGAGCGAAGCTCTTGAAACAGATGGAAGCAAATCCAAATAAGGGGATAAATGCAGCGTGAGAGAAGCGTAAACAAGTCGGCGAAGCGCGGAAGCGTAGCAGCAAATAGGCGTGCGTTCGTCGATATCTTCGGCGACCCTACCGCCCTACCAGAGGCCATACCGGGCCATTACCAGAACTTCAAAGGTCGCGGCCCTGTCGCGGCAATGAAGAACAACTTTGGAGAGGGTAAGGCCACAAGGAACCCAGCAAGTCCAAACATCATCGACTTCTTTTGTGATGTGGATCGCGTCGTCGGTAAAACCCTGACGCAAGATGAGCAAGACAAGCTCCTGTCCCGCTACATATACGAAGACGACGATCACGGACTTTCTCAGGCAGAGCAAAACGATATCGAGCAGAGACTTGGCAAAGCGTTCCGGGAAGCCGGAATCAGTCCTGTGACTCGGTACTTCACTGCCATTCGAGGAGTCTTCGCAATGACCGAGAACCTAAGCACCATCGACCAAGTACAACCCGTAGCGGTTGATAACGACATCATCGTAGATGTTACCCGACAGATGAAAGAGGAGATCGGAACCGACACGCTCTCCAAAGACGACGAGTTCATGCTTCGTCAGAAGTACGGACTCTCGGCGCCCCAGCTCACGTTGTCGGAACAGAATCTCATTCGCAGGGAGGAACGCAATGCAGCCCGCAACCGCTAACGATACTCCCGTCACGCTGAGCACTACTGCCGAAGGTACGCCGAGCATTGCAGTAGAAATGCCGGTCGATCCCATGTCGCTGAACTACCGACGCGAGCAACGTATCCGTAAGGTTCCGTTCCGGTCGGCAGAAAAAGGCCCGATCCGGTACCAACGGTTGCCGGTCTGCCATCACAAGTTTGTGCCCGGCGCCGAGCCGCGTCACCGTAACTGCGAATCGTGTTGGTTCGCGTTCTTCCAGATTCACGGCGAGATCGTACAGGCCGCCGATGAGGTTCACAGCAAGTACGGAATCTCTGGCCTTGCTCAGCTCAGAGGCCCGAAGTTCGCACAGAACTTTACGAAGTTCATGGCAACCGTAGCCGTCTGGAAGAAGGCAATGGAAGAGGCAAAGGAAAAGAATGACACAACCCAAGAATCCGCTGGCGATGCTGGCGGAAGCGGCGGGGATGCCGCAGTCGAACCCCAAAGCGGAGAACTCTCCGGCCCCGAAGCCGTCCAGTAAGGACGACAAGCTCAAGGCGCTTGAGGCTGTAGCCAAAAAGCTGAACGCACAGTTCAGCACTACGAACAGTCTCATTCGCCTTGGGAGCAAGGCCGCAGCGGTCGTACCGCACATCTCTACCGATATCCCATCACTCGACAACGAAGTGCTGGGAGTTGGTGGAATCCCGAAGGGCCGAATCATTGAGATATACGGCCCGGAGTCAGCCGGTAAAACGACGGTCACACTTGAGATCATCGCGGCTGAACAACGACACGGCGAACTATGCGCGTTCGTTGACGCGGAACACGCTCTCGACCCCAGCTATGCAAAGAAGCTCGGGGTAAACACCGATGAGTTGCTTGTATCCCAGCCGGACTCCGGCGAACAGGCACTCGAAACCACGATTGCCCTTGTCGAGTCCAGAGCTGTGTCGATTGTCGTTGTGGACTCGGTAGCAGCTCTCGTACCTCAGGCCGAACTCGACGGCGAGATGGGCGATCAGCACATGGGCCTACAGGCTCGCTTGATGTCTCAGGCGATGCGAAAGCTCCGTGGCATTTGCTCGATCAACGGCGTGACGGTGATCTTCATTAACCAGATACGCGAGAAGATCGGCGTCATGTTCGGCAGCCCGGAGACAACAACGGGCGGACGTGCTCTCAAGTTCTACTCAAGCGTTCGTTTGGACGTTCGTCGCATCGGCGGAGACGCCGGGAAGATCAAGAGCGGAGACGTGCTGGTCGGTCACAAGATGAAGATCAAGGCCGTCAAGAACAAGGTTGCTGCCCCATTCCGTGAGACGGAAGTTGACGTTATCTACGGTAAGGGCATTGACCGGTTCGCGGATATGATCCGGTACGCGGCTGACGTGGGAGCGATCCAGAAGAGCGGATCATGGTTGAGCTTCAACGGGGAAAAGCTGGGACAGGGTGCGGACAACGCTATCGCTGTTCTGCGGTCATTGCCGGAGCTTGTCGAGAAGATCAGGGCCGAAGTTGCAAAGGCAGTACAGGCCCAGCGAGAGGCGGACGCTCAGTGAGACATCGCGTGATCCGTAATCGCTGTAAATGCAAACAGTGTGGCGACGTAATCGAGTCAAAGGGTAGCCATGACTTCGTTCAATGCTCATGTGGAGCCATCTTCACGGACGGCGGAACCGATTACGTCCGCCGTGGCGGAGTCCTTGGAGCGATTGAGGACATGAGTGAGTTTGAGGACTAAGCTATGCCCGGATTCAAAGCAAAGACCATCAAGTCCGTGATCTCGAAGAAGATCAACAAATGGCTTGACACAATCGAAGACGCGGACCTTCGTAAACAGGTTGAGAAAAACGTGATCGTCACTGGAGGCTGCATCGTCTCGATGCTTCTCGGCGAACCGGTCAACGACTTCGACGTTTACTTCCGCGATCATGACACAACCGTTGCCGTGGCGAAATACTACGTCAGCCGGTTCAAGCACAAGACCACTGTTGACTTCAAACTCGTCGTCACGGACATTGACGGTCGCGTAAGGGTCCGGGCGCAGTCTGCCGGTGTTGCAAGCGAAGAGACGCCGACCGGAGAGTACAAATACTTCGAGAGCCAACCGGAAGAGGAGTCTGCGGACTACATCTCGAAGGTGATGGACAACCCTCAAGAGATCGAGGACACGCACGAAGACACTCAGATCGAGGTCGCGAAGAACCCAGAAGAGGGTAAGTACCGCCCGGTGTTCCTGAGTAGCAACGCGATCACGCTGAGCGACAAGATTCAAATCGTGCTCCGCTTCTACGGCGAGCCGGATGCGATCCACGAAAACTACGACTTCGTACACTGTACGTCGTACTGGCAGAGTTGGGATGGCGGCAAGCTCGTACTTCGCCAAGAGGCGTTAGAGAGCTGCCTGTCAAAGGAACTGAAGTACGTCGGCAGCAAGTACCCGGTGTGCTCGATTGTCCGGCTTCGCAAGTTCATCAATCGCGGCTGGCGCATCAACGCCGGTCAGATTCTCAAGATGTGTATGCAGATCAGTGAACTCGATCTCACGAATGTGGAAGTTCTTGAGGATCAGCTAACAGGCGTTGACACAGCGTACTTCCTTGAGGTCATCGCCAAGCTGAAAGAAAAAGACCCGGAGAAGGTCAACACGGGTTATCTGGTCGAAATTATTGATCGAATGTTCTGAGGTAAATATGGGGATTATCGAACGTATTCTGTGCAAGCTGTTTCCGTACACGGACATCATGCGGGACGACACGAACGACATTTATCTTCGTCGTTGGTTCATCTATCCGAGACACAAAGAGTTCAAGAAACTCGAACCTCGAATCTATCTCCACAAGTTCTACCGTGGCGATGAAGACCCGCACTTGCATGACCATCCTTGGCCGTTTACTAGTCTCATCCTCACTCAGGGCTACTGGGAAGAGACGTTCGACGAGGACGGCGAGAAGGGTACGGGCGAATTTCCCTGCTACGTGACCGGCCCGGATGGGTCTCACCGAATGCAGCAATTCTACAAACGATTCAGTATTCTCAGGCGCCCGGCGACGTGGAAGCATCGCGTCATTCTCGACAACAACAAGCCGGTCTGGACAATCGTCCGTACTGGCGTCAAGGAACGGAGCTGGGGATTCTGGGTCAACAATGCACTGTGCCCGTGGCGCAACTACAGTAAAGGCGTCTGCTGGTGCGAAAACGAAGGAAAGTCTAACCCGGATGTGGAGGAATAGCGATGGCTGAGCTGGTGACAAAGCAAAAGAGGAAGTTCGACAACCGTAACAATAAGGCCAACCCGAAGGGTAACAAACCCTTCAAGAAAAAGAAGGGTAAGAAGAAAGCCCTGCCCCGTCGTAAGCGTGGCGAACCGGCGTTCCTCTACTACTGCACCTGTCACGAGGACACGCGTGCCGTCAAGCTCCCGTGTGAGCGGAAGCCTGAAGATATGGCTGAGAACAAGTTCAGCGAGTCCACGCTCGGCACATGGCGCTGTGCCATCACGAACCGGAAGTGCAAGGTTCGTCGCGTCAAGAACGTGATCGAACAGGCCCCGGCTGCGATTGAAGAACAGGTAGCAGCGTGACGCTTAACCCAAAACTCTTGCCAGTCATCATGATCGTCATTGATGTACTGGCAAGTCTGGTCTATTTGTACAACCGCGATTGGAGACACGGCTTGTATTGGCTCTTCGCGGCTGCTTTGACCGCCTGTGTCACTTACTAGAGGAAACGTGGAAGTATTCACATTAAACGACTATCAGCGGGCAGCAATAGCCACCGCTGAGTACCCGGATCGCGGAAAGAACATGATCTACCCTTCTCTAAAGCTCAACGGAGAAGCCGGTGAGATCGCAGAGAAGATCGGAAAGCATTGGCGCAATGAAGGGATCACTGACCCTAACAAATTGAACGCCGAACAGAAGCTCGAACTGGTCAAAGAGATGGGCGATGTGCTTTGGTATCTCGCGGCACTTGCCGATGAACTGAACGTCGATCTCAGCTATGTTGCTCGGAAGAACATCGAGAAGCTCCGGGACCGTAAGGCTCGCGGCGTCATCAAGTCTGAAGGCGACAACCGATAAGCTCTTGTCAATCATAAACTGACCCTCTTATACTTCTGGTATAGGAGGGTTTTTAGTTTTGCAGATAGAGAAATTCGTTCAAGAGCTTGACGCCGAAATCGAAAAGCTCACTCGCTTAAAGAGCCTTGCGCTGGAAGTCAACCCCACAAGTCCGAAAGTATCGCGTTCCCCTCGCGGTCCTTACAAAAAGAAAAAGCGCGTCATGTCCCCAGAAGCGCGAGCAAAAATCTCAAAAGCAGTTAAGGCAAGATGGGCCGGGTTGAAAAAAAAAGCCGCATAAACGAAGAAAGACGGCCCACCCTCGAATGAAGGTGGGCCGATTCGTTTATGAGCCGCAAGTTCCGCCGCGCGTAATATCGCAGATGTCCATAGCCTCTACGAAAATCTTACCCTCGTGCTTGATCGCGGTTGTGTATTTGACCGGCGTGAGGGGTTGTCCGCCTCTGGCGCCGTCTGGGTAGCAAGTGATTCCCCGAAGTCGCGGGAGGTACTTGATGAGCATCTTCCCAAACTCTTTGACACCCTCTTCGTTGTTCAGCTCTGAACCCCACTCGGGAATGTTGAGCGTCGAGCTGATCGCATGATCCACGTACTGTTGTAGCCATGCTTGGAACGCTACACGACGTTCGGGTTCCTTCGCGAGAGAGTACGCGTCTTCTACGGCGTCCGGGTGAACGCCTGACTCGATCAGTCGCTTGGCGGCGGGATCGATCACGTACTGGTAACTCCAGACCTTACCGTCAAGGTACCGGCGCTTGTAGGCGACGCAGAACACCGGCTCAATGCCGGTCGTAGTCTCTCCCACAATGCCAATCGTTCCGGTCGGAGCAATCGCGCGAGTCTTGATGGGTCGGGAGATTCCCCACTCATCAGCCTTGGCCGCCGCGATCTCCGTACTGGTGGCGTAGACTTCCATGTACTTTGCCAGCTCGTCACTCGGTCCGTACTTCTGACCGCGTTTGAGCATCCACTCATGGAGCCCCATCAAGCCGAGACCAAGGCGCCGATTCTTCGTTCTGATCTCATCGACCTTCGCGAAAGGAATATCGCTGTAGATCGTCCCAGCCAACAGGAACCATGTGCCGTACTTGACGACATGGAGCATCTCGGATAGCGTTTCTATCCGGGCCATGTTGACGCTGCCTAAATTGCAGATGTCAGAATCATCGCGGCTGGTGACTTCTGTACAAGCGTTGCGGAGATTCTCCCCGGCATTCTCCGCAACATCTACGGAGAAACCCGGCTCAGCGGATTCGAGCATGTGGCGTACTGTGTCCCAATAGACCTTGTACGCTTGTTTGTGAAGTGGGTGTTTGTCGTGATGGTACGCCTTGAAGAACTCATCATCGAGTTCTACGGAAATGTTTGTACCATCCATCGGCGCCGGGAAGTTGAAGTCTTTTTCCTTCAGCGCCCGAACCTCTGGGGTCCAGTCTTTGAGGGTGATGAATTTGAAGATGTCAGGATGTGCCCAGTTCAGCCCGGCCCAAATTGCGGATCGGCGGGAGCCGCCTTGCATGATTCCGCGCCCGCACTCATTCGTCATTTGCATGAGAGCGATGGGACCGGTTGCTTTGCCGCCTGTTCTGCGGATCGGGGCGCCTTCCGGTCGGACGAGACTGTAATCAATTCCAATCCCGGCGCCGGTCATGAGAGCCATTGCACATTTCTGTAGATGGTCTGCCCAGCCTTCGCGACTATCTTCGACGCGCATGAGTAGGCAGTTCTGAACCTGATGGAAGGGTCTACCAGAGGCGTACAGGTATCGGCCACCGGGGATGAATTTGCGTTCTGCGATTAGTCTTGCTGTTTCTTTGATTTGATCTTCGGGTGCGCCCACTGCTGACAGGACTGCACGGGCTACACGATTGGCAACCTCTTCCCACGTTTCTTTTGTTCCATCTTGTTTTTCGTGGGAATACTTATTCTGCATGATCGCCGATGCAAAGGCGCTCATGTCCGAGCCATGATTCACTTAGATTGTCTCCTCAGACAAAACGAGCGCCCCCGAAGGGGCGCGAGGTACTACGTAAAGGTGGTAGGGGTTAGAAGTGGAGAAGTAGGTATACAGCTCCCCCGGCGCCCAGTGCTAGGCCACGGAGAAACCAATTGCGCTTGCTTTTGTTGTCTGCTGCCTTCTGAGCGGCGAGCTGGGTCTTGCATACTTTCTCGTCGTCAGTGACGGTGAGTTTGAGACCGGCGATTTGTTGCTTCTGCCCGTCGATCACATTGTTCGCACCGGTAAGCTCTTGTTGAGTGTTCGCGGCGACGGTCGTTTCGTCTTTAAGGTTCGCCTCAAGCACGGGAACCTGTTCGAGCTTCTGAACCGTAGCGCGGGCCGCCGTATCCGATACGGTGATGCCGTTTGATGTTGCTGTCAGCTCGGACTTGTCTACTCCGGCAAGCTCGGCCCAATGAGCACCGAGATCAGGGAGAGGCATCGTCTTATCGGCTGCCTGTTGCTGTTGAAGGACAATGGTTCGGTTCGCCATTGAAGCGGCAAGCCGGGCGTTCTCTGACGCCATCTCCGAAACCAAAGCCTGATATTGAGAGCTGAGCTGGGCGACCTGTGCGGCCATTGCCGCATCCTTCGCCTGTTGCTCTTTGAGTTGCTGTACCGCTATCGCGGCGGATTGGCTGGTGGCGGCGGCCCGTGTATCTAGCCAACGGTTGCCAAACCACGTCCCAGCTAAGAGCACGAGGAAGACGATAACAATTCGCTCATGCTTTTGGAGCCAGCTTAGCGACTTTGTTACGTCTGCCTTGGCTGCGCTTTCCAGCGCGGTTAGAGGGTTGTTGCTTGTTCCCATCTTTGCCTTTCCCGAAGACGTACTCTTCGAGCAAGTTCTTGTCAGCTCCGGGGAGCTTCTTGATTACTGCTACCTTCGGTTGATTTCGCATTCTTGACCCTCTCAGCGACCCATGCGCTCAGCTCGTCGGCAACCTTGCCGTATACGCCCGGCGCCCGGTCGTCAATGAGATTCCCATTCGCTTGTGCGTCGAGAAGTATTCCGAGACAGGCCCGTGCATGGGCTAGGTGATGTACACCGGAGTCCTTTGCCTTCTCTTCCTTCTCTGACCATGCAGAGATGTGGCGAAGGGCCGCGTCGATATAAATTCGAGCGACAACGTGCTTTTCGCGCCAATTGCGGAAACCGTACTTGAGATCGCCGTCCAGCATTGCACAAGATTCGTGCGCCATTGCCACCGGGCAAACCTGCCCTAGTGGGACTTTCTTGATTCCGAGCAAGTCCTTGGGATTCGTTCCCGTTGCCTTGGACGTTGCTCCCGTAGCGGTTCGGGAGAGATTTGAACCGTGCTCTTTCTCCCAAGCCGTTCCATCTGCTAAACTCATTCTCCTCCTGCTCTTGGATTACGCCGCGATCTTCAGCTCTCGTGAAGTAGTGATCGCGGGTTGTGCTTCATCGTTGTAGAACGCCATGCCGACAAGACCTTCGTCTTTGTTCCAAACGTATGCCTCGGCTGCCCTGATGTTTCCAACGAAGCCATTCTCGCTGTGCCAATCGTCCGGGGGACAGAGGGCGGGGAGCACGCGGACGCGAACGCCGTGTTGCTCATCCATCTTTGTCATGTGTGTATGCCCGGTATGGCACTCGCGAAACTTTGTCGATCCGAACATCTCCGGCTTTTCTGTAGCCATCAGCAACGGGTAATCTGTGCGCTTGCCCTTGTCACCGTGCGTGAACATGAGCATGACCTTGCCGTGCTGGAAATACTTGCGGAGTGTTGGTTCGTTGTCGATCTCAACGTCTGTGTACTTGTGGAAGTAACATTCGAGAGAATCGCCCAGATGCCAAACGGACTGCTGATCGTGGTTACCGCTCACCATCACAACCCGAACTGGGGCAATCTGGCGAAGACGTTCGATGCACGCCGTAATTGTCTTGCGGACCTTCCAGAAGGTTTTGTAGTAGCGACCGTCCGTCGTCACACGGGTACCGCGCGTCGTCTGATCTTCGAGGTTGTCCGAGTTGAACAAGTCGTTGCCGACAACGAAGACGACCTGATCGTACTTGTAACCCTTTGAGCGTTCGATGAGAGTCTCAAGAGCACGAATGAACATGCCCTCAGCAATCTTGACATCGTAGTTCTCGTAGCCGGTCTCGACGCCCCATGCGAGCTTGCCGAAGTGAGTGTCGGGGATGTTGATTTCCAACACGTTGCCGGATCGCACAATCGACCGAACAACCGGAGACGGGATACGAGCGGCGGCCTTGGCGTCTGCCTTCAGGCGCTCGATCTCTTTGCGGATCGCAATGACTTCGGTACGGCGCCTGAAAGTGGCCTTGATTTGGAACAGCTCTTCAACGACTATACCTTTGAGTTGTCCGTCTGCCTTATCAGCGGCACCCATCTCCCATTTGTTCGCGATGAAGCGTTCGACTTCCCACACGGAAGTGTCAATTTGAAAACGCTCAATCAACTCTGGAAGGGTTTGAATCCGGCTCTTGAGAGTTAAATCCCACTTGTCGCCGTGGAAGACACTCGTCTCTTCCGGCTCTTGTGGCTTTTGGGATTTGGCCGGTCCGAGTCCCGCAGCGTTGCGAAACTGGGTGAAGTCTGAAAAGTATTTAGACCACTGAGAATCTTTATTGAACTTCCCGTGGTGTCTATAGAAATCGCGATTGATCGTCGCGTTAGGGAACTTCTGTCCAAGGCGTTTTAGATCATCGATCAGTTCCCTCTTGGATGGGAACCCCTTCGTCCTACTACTCATCTGCCTCCATACGTGGATTTGACACCGACTGCTCAATCATAATAGCAAAATCGGGACGAAATTGCAAGTGATTATTTTGCCTTTTTCGCCTTGGGTTTCGGTTTGGCTGGAGCCTTCGGTTTGGTCTGACTCTTGCGAGCGCGGGCCGGGGCCATCACCGGATCGGGCGCCATGTAGAAAGTTCGGAAGTCGTCGCGGAGATCGCGAAAGCCGCGATCAGTTACGGCCTGTAATGTACTGAACCCGCTCGCGATTGTCTCTGTCTGCTTTGTAAGTTCGGTGTTCGCAATGGCTACGTCGGACTTGAGACCCTTGAGGTCTTTCTCGCGAATGTCCTTAACCCAGTTCAAGCCGTTAAACACGGCCCATAGACCTCCGACTAAACCTGCCCAAAATTTGATTTCAGGGTAGAGCTTAATGAGAAGTGAAGGGTCAATGTTCGATTGGATCACTGCTGGTCTCCATCTTTGTCCGCATCCTTCCGGCCAAACTTATTGCCAAGGTATGCGCTCGCTCCGGCAGCGAGTACAGCCGCGATGCCGTAAAACTGTCCTTCCGTTGGAAGAGACTTGTGTACGACAAAGTTCGCGATCATCAGGCCCGATAGCGTACCGCCGACCATTAGGCCGAGAATACGACTTGAGCTTCCGTTACCGTTCGGCTCTGAGGGTATGGTTTTGATCCACTTACCGCACGAACCGAGTAATGCAAAAATCTTTTGCCACATGATGCCTCACACGAACAAGGCCAAGGTGTTCATCTCCATTACGCGGCGATGCACTTCTGACTGGCCCAGAATCTTCTCTTTGAAGAACGGAGTCGAAACGTCCCGTGTGTCGCACCAGTAAAGGGCGCCGTTCGAGTGATCGTTCGTACCGTCGTAGATGCCCTCTACTTCGTGAAGCAATCTCACGAATCCCGGCTCCCATATTGCGGGCGTGCCGGTCGGCATCTCGGTTGTTGCTGCGAAGTTTGGAATTTTGTCGAGAACCTCAAGGACCGTTCCCCATCCAAGGCGAACCCGGTTCATTAGGCACGACATAATCATGCAAGCGGCCAAATGACCACCGTACTGTTTTCCCCAGCGCCATCCCGTAAGGACTAGCTGAGACTTTTGAAAATCGTCTTGACGAAGCACGTTACCTCAGTTCTTTGACAAAATGACAAACAATTGACAAGGCCCCAGCACTGTGATAAACCTCTCTGATGGAGGTTCTATGTTGTCAGTGATTACGGGCCTTGTACTGATTGTCGGTGCGATTTGCTACTTGGGGTTGATTATTCTTCGAGTCATGTTTCCTACTGACCCAGCGCCCCCGCTACGCTCTGGTAGACGTTCTTCAGACCACTTCTGATCGACTCTGAGTTCTGGGCTAACGTGCCCCGAGCTACATTCGCAGCCGTCTTAGCGGTCCCGCTGTTGGCGGCCTTCCCAGCCGCCCGGAACGTTGCCCAGACTGCCGGGTGATTCGCGACGTAGTTGAGCATTTCCCTGCCCTTGGCGATCCCGCCGCCTTCAGCGACAGTCAAGCCGAGCAAGGTACCAAGCCCGACGCCTAACGGCCCGGACACCGGTCCCAACGCTCCTGCCGCCGCGCCAACTCCGCCGAGTACGCCGAGTCGCGTAAGATGCTGAAGCTCTGCGGCTGACTGAGCGTCGCGAACGAGTTTATTCAACCCGTTCTTGGCATTGTTCATGTCGAACAGGTTGCCCTTCGTCTCTTCATTCACCCGCTTCCAAGTCTCAATGAACTTCGCCGGGTTGAACCGGTCGTTTTCAACTGAGTCTTGCAGCATCGTTCCGAATACCTGCCGTCCGAATTGCTTCAAACCGTCGTATCCGACAATGCCCTCAAGGGCGTCCGTGTTGAACCGAATCTTACCGGCTGTAGGAAGTGCCGTACCGTTACGCACGACGCCGACAAAATCCTTGGCAGCATCGTCAACCTTACCGTCTCTCAACTTCTGAATGACAGGGTTGTCGAACAGGTTGATCTTGTCACGATAGTTCGCCCGGAGCTGACGGTAATCCGAGAGTGCCGAAGCATCCCCGGACTGTTCGGCTAAGTGTTCGATGGTTTCATCCATCGGAGACACCTTGTCACCAAAGCCGTTAATGAGCGAACGCAGTGCGCGTGAGTTCACATCACCGTACTCGTAAGAGTCGGCTAGTTTGCGGACTGTCTGACGTAGTGTTACAAGATCGTTGACCTTGTACGGAGGGGCGAGCTTTGTTGTAGCTTCGGCCTCATTAGCGGGTATGGTATTTCCGAACTGATCGAGTAGACCGGACGGTTCGGCTGCGGCTTCCCCTTCACCGGGCAGCTCACCTGAAGCGATGGATTCCAGAAGGGACTTTACTTTCTTATCGAGTCTGTCGCCCGCCGCTTGTTTCGCCTGTGAAACAGTTGGGTGTTCCTCAGGGTTCGGTTCAGAGAGAAGTTCCTTTGCTTTACCGGCAAGAGGATTGTCCTGTGCGCTGACCTCAGCACCTTGAAGCCTGTCGTTTAAGTCCTGAATACCGGACTCGTAGTTTGTATGGAGATCATCCTTTGCCTTATTGATCTTGTTAGAGATCGACTGGGCAACTTCTTCTTTCGTCGGGGCGTTACCAGCGACTCTCGCGAGATTCGCAGCGCCCTCGGCAGATGATCCGAAATGACTAAGGACTTTCCCGACAGCGCCGGTCCCCGTAGACAATGCACCGGCAGTCGCGCCAGTTGTTGCCGCATCCTTGGCAGCTTCTCCCGCATCACCAGTACGAGCGAGAGTCTGGGCGCCTTGTACGATGCCCGCCTCAGTTCCATGAAGTCCAGCTTCTTTCAGAACAGAAGCGCCAACCTTCAGAGCTTGTACGATTCGAGGAGAACCTTCAACAGTCCTCATTGTCTTGGCAGCGATTTCCAAACGCTTTGCCAGAGGCAGAGCTTTCAGAGCTTCATCACCTAGCATGAACTCCATCAGGGTTTCGCCACCATACCCAACTTCTTGAGCGGTTCCCTGAGGGGTTGCCATTTCCTTTACGTGCTGAAGATCGGCGGGCTTTCCAAATCCGAAATTGGAATTTGTAAGTACCGCTGGAAGATGCTTGCGTGCCCATTCATCCGTACCGGACAACGTACTGAGTAAGCCCTTACCGGCACCGACAATCGCGTTCCCCGCAGCCTCACCGGTCTTCTCAAGGAACCCTTCATCTTGTCCGGGTTGTGAAGTGGATGTCGGCTGTGAAGGCTGACCCGGTGTATTCGGATTGTCTCCGATCACAGCGCCTTGCGGGATCGCAGCTCCCGTAGGTGCGTCGCCAATTGTGGCGCCTTGCGGGATAGCGGCACCCGGAGATGCCGCCTGAGTTGGATCGTTCAAACCTGCCATCTATTTCCTTTACTGACCTTGATACTGGTAGGAGAAGGTCTTCCCGTCCGCAGAGTAACCAGCAAACTTACCGTTCACCCAGACAGGCTTTTCGTTCGGCTGAGCCTGACGTACACCTTGCGGAATCTGAGGAGCTGACTGCAATCCGATTGCCTGAGCGACCGTCTGTCCCGGCCTTCCGCGACCATCGGAAGAACCGAAGATCGTACCGCCTGTGTCCATATCGCCGATGATGTTGGTTAGTTCTGGCATCATCTTGATTGTCTTCAGAGCGTCCGGGCTTACGAGACCGGGGAAGTTACGACCAAACACACGCTTCCAGTCGTTGTTCGTTTCTTTCAACCGGTATGCAGAAGTCTCGGCAAATCTCTTGAGCTGCTCTTGGAGCTGTGCTGTTGAGAAGTGCATTGCGAGCAAATCGTCGCCAGCTTTCTTGTCGGATTCCGTCAGCGCATGGTTGTTGTTCAGAAACGTCATGAACTCGGACTTGACCGGCTGGATCGCCGCAAGTACGGACGTGACGTTCGGATCGCCAAGCGCATCTTTACGAATCGCGTTTAGCGGTTTGTTGAGAAGAGGAGAACCGGTGTTCCGCAGATTGTTAACCGCCTCAGACGCCGCCCCGATATGATCGAACAGCGTGTTAAACGACTTGATCTGCTGAGACGCCTTGCCCGAATCCGTTGTGAAGTCCTTCCACTTGTCGAGCTTCAATTCAGCGTTCGCCGGGTTGAAGTTCGGGTTGATCTTCTTCGCAAGGTCGTAGACCTTCGGACGGTCGGCGGTACGCTGAGAAATCAACTTATCGAGAGCCATCATGTCCCCACTTGCGGGATCATTTGGGTCTCCGGCAATTGCCTTCGCATCGGCGTAATACGCAGCTTCGTTCTCTGCGTTCTTATCAGCCCGTTCCTGAGCTTGACGCTTCAGAAGCTCATCGTTCTCAGCCTTCTTCTTTAGGGCATCGCCCTTCAAGAAAGCCTGTTGGTCGTAGTGATTGATTAGGCTTGAGCCGCCGTAGAGTGCCATGATCTTTCCGGCCTCTTGCGGGTTCTTGGCGCCAAGCTCACCAATCGCCTTCGAGTAGTTCGGGATGCCATTCTGAGAAGTGGCGTTCAGGTACGGTTGAAAATCCATCAAGGCGTCAACGAGAGTTGGATCGTCTTGAACGGCCTTTGCAAGATCGACCGGCTCATACGCGTCCTTCTCGCCCGGCTGAGGGGTTTGAGGGTTGTCGAGTCCAACGGCCTTCGAGATCGCATCAACGTACTGCTTTGTCTCTCCGTTGTCCGGTACATGATCCGTAACGTTGCCCGGCCCAGCGTTATACGCCGCGAGCGCGAGCTTCGTGTCGCCCTTGTATTGATCGAGCAACTGTTTAAGGTAGCGAACTCCGCCGTCGATATTCTGCTGTGCGTTGGTCGGATCGCTTACGCCCAAAGTTTTTGCAGTATCAGGCATCAATTGCATGACGCCTACTGCGCCTTTCGGACTTTTCGCGTTCGGGTTGCCGCCTGATTCTTGCATGGCAACTGCCCGTACAAGAGCCTTCGGGACTCCATAACGATTCGCCGCGTCGTCAACAATTGTCTGAATTGACTGGTCGTGCATTGTCGGCAACTGTAATGGCACATTGCCATTTTCAACGCCATCGTTGAGCGAACCGTAGTAGTCCTTTATGTCGCCTTCCGCGAGACGAAGGGCGCCGATCTTTGCCTTGTACCCGGCTGCCATGCTGAGGCGCATTGGCAAGCTATCCGGCAGTTTCGACGGCTTACCGTCGCTGTCAGCAAATCCGGGGAGACGATACTTCGCAGCCATAGCCTTATCTTCAGCCGAGAGGAAATCCCCTGACTTGAAGTGCGGATCAACTACGAGATACTGAACGTCCCACTGAGGTTCGCCGAACTGATTCGTGACTTGCTCACCGGTCTTTGGATCGACACGCTTAACGACTCCGATAGGGATGGCACTATCCTTCGTGACGTGATACTTCGACAAGTCACTCTCAGCTACCACGCCCTGAACCGCTTGCGGATACTGTTTCTGCAAAAGCTCGGCAAGTGGTTTGAATTGCTGAACGTAAGAGTCGTTCGCCTCGAAGCCAAGCCTACCCAACTGCACCGCGTTCTGGTGAAGACGCATATTCGTGTCTAACACCTGATAGTGGCGAGCGAAGTCGGCCTGTGCCTGTGCGTCCTGCTGTTGTTGCTGTTGTTGCTTTTCCTGTAGTGCCTGTTGGTAACCCGCTTCACCGGCACGTCCGACAGCTCCCGGTCCCTTTTGGGAAAGGCCCGCAAGCGAGCCACTGATCGCTTCCATAGCGATAGCCAAACCGATGTCAGTCTTCGACACCGGTACCGGAGTGCGAGTCATCTCTCCAGTGTTCGCGTCTATCTTCTCTGCGTAACGCGGGCCACCGGCAAGAGTTTGAGCGATTGTGTGAATGAGTCCGGCCTTCTGGACGGACGGGTGTTGTGAGACATCAGGCGCCGGAGCTTGTGGCGCCGGGGCGTTCGCATCCGGCTTACCCGGAGCCGATGGTGACTGTTGCTGCGGACCCTGTTGTGGACCCTGTTGCTGCGGGCCTTGCTGCCCGACCGGAGGTTGAGGGGTACTCGCGCTCGCCGTCTCTGGGGCCGCGTCGTTCGTTGCAACCTGCCCACCATCGGGCGGATTTGACACACCCTCATACTGAGGTAATGTGCTTGTGTCCGTCGTATCGACAGAATCCGTGTTGCTCACTGGAGCATTTGAAGTCGAGATATTATCGCTCATCTAGTTTCCTTAGGCGTTCGCAGTGCTCAATGGCCCGCTCGCTACCGGCAGAAGGTTACTCACACCGCCGCCGCCGCTTTATTACCGCTACCGAAGTTCCGCAACATACCGCCAGTAGCCGCGCCAGCCACGCCGCCAAGTGCGCCCGTCACAGCTTGTACCCAAGAGTTGTTCTCTTGTGCTATCTGGTTTGCCGTGTTCGCGGTTCCCTCTTGCGAGCTTGTCGCAGCATTACCCGCCGATGTAGCCGGGTTGAATACATTCGGAGCATCTGACAACCGCTCGGCGGCGAACTGATAGTTCTGGCGCCCTTGGTTGTAATTGGCCTGATCGATTTGACTAAGCTCACTTGAGGTCTGGTTAGCCGCGCTCTCCGCAAGGTTGAGATCGGTCCCCACCTTCGCACCGCTTGTGATGCCGGGTGTATTTCCGCCGCCCTGTGCGGCCTGTGCTTGGCCGACCGCCTGACGCGCGTTTCTGTACGCCTGACCGGTTGATGTGATCGCGTTCGATTGAAGGTTCGCCTTCTCCGCCGCTGAGAACCCTTCCTGATTCGGTCCGGCCTGAACGGTCGGTAGGAAAGTGTTGACAAGATCGTTGAACACCTTTGACGAGTTGCCAAAGATTTGCGAAGCCTGTTGAACCAACTGCTGAGAGAATTGGGATTGCTGTTGCTGGATTTGATTCTGTGCCGATGTCGCACCGCAGAGCTGTGCAACCGGACCATCGTAATCGAAGGACTCTTCGTACTCTCGAACGTATTGTCCGCTGGCTTCATCCCAGCTCATGACCAGCGTTGTGTAAATCTTCATGCTAGAAACTTCCTCAATTCGCCTTGGCTCTCCTCAAAGCCGAATCGCTTGGTACAAAAGGCCCGTAACAAGTCGTTGTTCGTGTTGAACACTATCTCGGTAAAGCCGTTCTCTTTTGCTTTGGCAGCCAGTTTGTCGAACCCTTCCAGCATTGCCTTCATGTTACGCTTCTTGTCCAAGTTCGAGACGTACTGGATGTCGAGTCGAAGGGCCTTCGTGCCCCGGACGAAACAGATGGGACCAAGTTCGTCTTCGTAGACCTTGCAAATGCTTCCGGGATTAGTGAAGAACTTGACCTCAGTCCCTTGGTGATGTTCGTCTTTGGCAAGACTTAACTCCAGCAACTCTAAGTCGCCCGGTTCAAGAAATCTGTCTGTTACCATTTCACTCCGTTTAGTAGATGACGCACGTATTCCCCCCACTTGAAGGGGGCGCGATAATTATCTGGAAGGTATGGGTACCTAATGATCCATTCGCATCAGTGACTCCGATACTAAAGGTGTACGTACCTACTACACTCGGCGTACCTGATATCACACCGGTAGTGCTGTTCAAATTGGTCCCTGTTGGTAATGATCCAGACGACACGGCGAATGTAAACGGCGGCGTACCGTTTACAACCGATATGGTTACTGAATACGCTGTGCCTAAGGAACCCCCAATTAGGTTTTGGACAATAGGGCTAGGGTTGTTCCCGATGACAAGATAACTTGGTTTCCCTTTCTGAGCGTAAGCCGGACCTTTAGGAACAACTTCAGACCCTAACTTATTGCCTTTCACAACAAGAGCAGCAACTCCGGTACGAAGCTCCAGAGCTGCGGCTGCGTACTGGTTAATAGCACTACTGCCCATCTGTGTGCCGACTGTGAAGGCTGTGTTGGGGTATTGAATCGGTCCTACATCGACCAGTGCGATAGACGCAGTAGTAAGTGCAGGAATCACACTCTGTCTGAGAGTTCCTAGTAACGCCCCAGTAAATGTTTGACCTGACGTTGTGGCTACAGCTATAGCCCCAACACCCCAACTTCCGTTGTCCTGTGTGTTTATAGCGCAATCTGGGATGTTAGTGTTTCCCGTAGCAGACGGACCTATGTTCCCTAAGCCAGTCATTCCGGCATACTCTTCGTATGCTGCACTTGCCAACGTCGAGCCACTGAAGTTTATGGTGATCGTCCTGCTACCCGTCGCAGCAGTTACCGGACCAGACCACAGCTCAACTCGTACATTCGAGCTGTTGTTGGCTGCGGTGATTAAAGTGTAGGTATTAACGCCATCAGTGATACTTGACACGCTCACCGAGGTATTAGCGATAGCGATCCCTATGACGACTCGTTGGCCGTTAGTCAGTGTGTTTGCGGCAAACGCAAGTGATGTTGCCGCAGATGAGAGACTGGCCGTTGCTCCAGTTGTTGCACTGATAGCCATCAGTCATACTCCACACATAGCGTGCAAGGATAGTTGAAGCCTCCGCTGTTTCCCATAGGCGGTCCAATTCCGAAGTTACCAGCGGAGTTACGAAACGGTATGTATGTCTTTGTTTGCCCGTATTGGTTCGTCAACGTGAAAGGCACGCCTTCTGCAAAGTCACCGTTAGCGGCCACACCAAGAACGGTACACGGGTAGTCCCACCTTCCGGGGCAAGGAGAAGTGAACCATACTGGCACGGTTCCAGCACCGGCTAGACTATTGTTGACACTGCTGAATATGGTTGGGTACGGTATACCGGTGCCGTTAGATACCTCAACACTTCTAGGAAAGTACCCCAAGACTCCGTAGGTGAAGTGAAGGGTTGACTGGAATGTGCTGGATGGGTATGCCTGATTAAAACTAACGAAGAATCGCGTACTTCCAAATCCAAACATGGATACATACTCGTTCGTCGTAGCTCCCGATGAGTTCAATGCCCTTTGAACACAGAATCCTTGACATTGGTAGAAACTGTTCCTAAACAGGATTATCGACAGCCTTCCACTGTCTCCCGAGAAGTCGCACTCAAACGACTGAGTGGTGCTGGGAGTAAAAATGCCTTGAGCATTAGTGGAGATCGGAATAGCAGCCGTTACGAATCCTGTCAGAGTACCGGAACCGTTAGTGGCTGTACCTAGACTGATTCTTATCGTCGGCCATGCCATAGAACCGTTAGTGTTGTTGTTGCCGTACTCAAGTTTCAGGTAGAAATTTTGGTTGCCGTCACCCGGTTGCCAAATCTCGTAGTTATACACGTTACCGGCTGGAGCAGAAGAACTCTGTGTGACTACACCAGTACCGCCTGACGCGACGTTAACGCCTGAGGAATTTACACAAGTGAATGTTCCTGCGCCCAGACTGGTAATTCTAAAGGTTCCGTTGTTTCCTGTGTTTCCTCCGGTCCACCCGGTAATCGTCAGGGTGCGGCCTACAGCCAATGCCAGTCCAGTCAAGCCGCTGTACGTACAGGTCATATTGGACCCAGACATTGAAACTGAGGAAATGCTCAGTCCGGTCCACATGATCTGTCCTGTATCTGTGCTTTGCAGCCATCCAACAGATGCTAAGAAGGCACTTACGGCTGAGGCCCATCCGTAGTAGTTAGCGTAGGTGGTTACATCAGCGACAATGAATGATTGTTGTGTTGCCACAGTCCCTTCCCTTCAACTTCATATCAGTCGTACTCCATACACATTGTCACTGCGAACGTCGCAGCACTAGTGTTTGTCAACGCCTGTGTTATAGCTGTCTGAGCAGCGGAGGTCTTAGTTGGAATATAGGTCTTGGTTTGTCCGTACTGGTTTGTCACCGTAAACGGAACGCCCTCGATGAAGTCAACGTAGTTCGCTATCCCGATAACGGTGCATGGGTAGTCCCACATACCAACAACGGGTGAAGGATTCCACAGTGGGATCGATCCTCCAACAGCTAGGCTACCGATAACACCCGTATTGGACTGAAAGTAAGGTATGCCGAGATAGTTAGCGTTGCTTGTCTGTATTGCACCGGGAAAATATCCAACCACCCCGTACTGAAAGTGCAAACTAACCTGCCATGAGCTAGATGACATACGTTGAGCAGCGGAGAAGAATGAGTTACCGTTTCCGATCCCCCACATACTCACATACGTGGAAGTAGGGGAGCCTGACGCACTCAGCGACCTTTGGACTCCGAACCACTGGCACTGATAGAAATTGTTTCTAAACAGGCAGATCGACAACCTACCGGAGTCGCCAGAAAAGTTGCACTCATACGCCGCAACTGGACTTGGTGTCCAGAACGTCGTACTTGCGTTTGCTGAGAGAAATTTATCCGCTGTCGCGAAGCCTAGTAGGTTCCCGGCACCATCGCTCTTCTGGGCAAGAGAAAGCCTTAAAGTAGGCCAATTGGCTCCTGACGTAGGGACGTTGCTGTTGCCGTATTCTAGCTTTAGAACAAAGTCTTGAAGTCCGTCCCCCGGATGCCATATCTCATATACGTAGTTACCGGCAGTTGGAACCGTTGAACTTTGTGTAACAATCCCTGTTCCACCAGAAGCGACGTTAACGCCTGAGGCATTTACACAAGTGAATGTACCGGCACCAAGACCTGTGATTCTAAATGTGCCGTTATTTCCTGTGTTTCCTCCGGTCCACCCGGTAATCGTCAGTGTTCTACCGACTGCAAGTGCCAAACCAGTAAGGCCGGAGTATGTGCAAGTCATATTAGAGCCGGACATACTCACTGCGGTAATGCTTAGTCCAGTCCACATGATTTGCCCGGTATCGGTCCCTTGGAGCCATCCAACTGACGCGATAAACGCCGAGACCGCTGAACCCCAGCCAAAATAGTTCGCATAGGTAGACATATCCGCAATGAGAAATGATTGTTGCGTTGCCATGTTTACTCCAGTTGCGCTGTAAACTCCCACGTTCCGGTTCCGCTTGTGATGTTCATATTGAACACATCACCTTGAGTGATACTTAGAGGAGAGGACGTAAGTGCGGTAAACGTGAAGGTCGATCCGGCCACAACTCCACTTGAAATTGATGGATTCGCCGAGAAGACATTTGTCCCGTTCTGCGTAATGTTGAAGGTTAGACCGGTAGTAAGATCAGACTTCGTGACTACAACGGCGCACTTTGTTACATACCCATTGCGAGGAGCAATTCCGTACAGCGCGACATTAGAGCCTACTGTCCCACTTGAGATCGAAAATGCTACCACAATGGGAGGCGTATTCGTTACGGTCACAACGCCGGGTGACGTTATCACCGCGCTCGTCGTTCCGCCCAAGTTGAAGTCGATCTCATTTATTCCGTTTGTGTTTACCGGGATGCTCATTGACCGCCCTTAGTAACCAGCCAAGCCCGCGTTCGTCGCGTACCAATTTGTGTCCGCAGAGTTGTACGAAAACCTCTGAGCGGTTCGCTTGTTTGCAGTTGTGCTTATGGCTATCGCACCGAGAAGATTGGACGGGAGCGTTACCGCATGGCCGGATGCGTCCTGTACCCAAATAATCGTGATTTCCTGACCATCAATGACGCCGCTAGGGACTGTAATGGATGTCAGAGCTTGATTGACGCTAACGAAGAAACTTGAGTACAGAGTCGCATCCAAAGTGATCGTACCGGATGAAGGTGTGACCGTTTGCTTTTTGATGCCGTAGTACCCAGAGACATTCCCGGAGCTATCTTGCTGCCATGTAATGTTTGTCCCGCCAGCGGGTGCGGCGGGAGTCGTGTTACTTAGGTTAATCACTCGATGTTGCCCTTTTTACACTTCAACCAATAAACCAGCCAGTGCCGTCAGACCATACTGGGACTTTATTTGCCCCGCCACTTGTGTATGCCGTTCCGAATGTATTGGCCGTAGCATCACTAACGAACGCTCTTGCACCCACGCCCGCTGTTGCGGCTGAGACTATTGGCGTTCCGGCTGCACTATAAACAATCTTTGCTTTCGTGTAGGGTAGCTCTACCGGTCCTGCAAAAGAACTTAAACTAGTTCCTTCTGAGAATAGTTGGTAAACGGTTCCAACACCTGAAGCATTCTGCTCTTGGATGTACAAGCCACGACGCAACGTGATTGTTGAGCCGTTGGTCAGTACCGGAGTGTTAACGTTTATACCGTTTGCTTCGTCGATGGTCCCTGCGTTCGTCTCAAAATATACATCTACGTTCGTGGCATTTGCCATTCCCCCGACACTGTTGTTGTAAATGTCGAATTGGGCGTTCGTCGCATTGTCTATTCTGCCTGTGCCATTATTGGCGACTGCCGCTCCCATCCCAAAAGCCGTCTGGACTTCTCCAGATGATGTATTTGTAATACCGCAGTCAAAGGCGAACATCGTTGGCAATGCCGATGCGCCCGTCCCTGTACCGCTGTAATTTGCGTTTGCCTGAAACGCCGCTCCGCCCTGCGTCCAGTTGTTCCCGTTCATATCCATTTGAATCTTAATGGCGGTAGGAAAAGCGGTCTGAGAGGCAGATGGATCGAGTGTCAATCCTACAAATAATCCATTCTCGGTCGATGAATTATTATTGGTTTCAGTAACGACAACAATTGAGGCGGAAGGGCTTCCATCTCCAGTCGGCACACTGTCAATGGTCGATCCCGCGCCAAATGCAAAGTGTGTACCGTTGGTTGTGCCACCTGATGCACCGGCAAAACTAGCAGCATTGTTAAACTGAATTTCTGAAGTCGATCCACCGGGATTACCGCTACCAACAGACACGACTTCCCAGCCATTACCGGCTGATATGTACAACTCTTTGTTCACAACGTCTACACCGAACGATGGACTCTGATGTGAACCCGGAGCGGCGACATCCTGTACTGTCGGATCGCCTTGGAATACCTTATCGAACGCCAATTTCTTTTCTCCTATTATACAACGCGTGTCAAGCGCCGTTGACCTTAACCATCTTCGGAACGTTAACGGTGATTAGGTAGTCATCGCTCACCGTCACATTGTTGACTTGAATCGCCGCACGGATTGTCGGTTCCCACATATTCGTATTCGGGTTGAACTCAATAACCTCGCCGCCGATGAGAACGACGTTATCAACTGTCTTCCCACGAATGCCTACAACGGTCGCGTTCTGATTGCCAGCTTGAGACTGTACGTCGCCTTGTAACGGGTATAGGCCGCCCGGAAAGATTTCGCGGTTCATTAGCTCTCCAGTCCGACGTATTGAATCGTCAAGGTCACCGCGTCGCTTGTCGCATCCAGATTCGTAATCGTCACGTAGACTGTCCCAACTTGCGGGGTGTCTGCGTTGGCGCCGATTCGGTTCTGAAAGCTCCACTGATACGGGACCGTATCAAGGGCCACATCGCAGATAATGTTCTGCGCGGTCCCGGCTCCGGGCGGAGCGTCTAACGCGCGTGACAAATCTTGTGTCTGTGCGAGTGCTGTGCCGTAGAGTTGAACCCTACACGGACTGCCGACCGCAATTGAGAGAAGTTGGAAACTCTTCGGCATCGTGAAAGAGCCGACGAATTTGTTACCGGGAAATATGACAGGCGTCTTTACGACCGCCTGTGCCGCAGTGATCGAACTGCCGCTTGAAGAACCACCGCCGCTCGATCCGCTTATGACGGTCGTATTGACAGTTGTAGTACCAGACGCCCCGACCGGCCCCAGCGACACCGGAGTAAGCAAACGCCGTTGAGGAACCTGACCCTTGACGTAGAACTGTCTCAGGGAGTCGGGTGACGCTTGCCACAATGGAGGCAATGGGCAGCGAATCATGGTATTCCTACCCGGTTCAAGACCGCCCGCCTGTTGTCCGTCGAATGTCGGCGACGGTGTGGGAGGGGCCGGACTTGGCGGGGTAGGTTGGTACCCCGTCAAGTTCTGCTTCGACACAATCGCATCAGCGATAGATGGCACGTCAATTCTCCTGTAAATAGCCGCCGAACACGGTGAGACTATTTAACTCGTTCGCGTAATTCTCAGCCGCCCACTTCACTTGAATCTGGATGTGGCGGCAAGCCGCTGCATCTTTCATCTCGTTTAGATAGAAACGCTGCGAATAGAACGAACGGCTTTCTTTCAGTCCGGGAGGATCAGGCTCCCATTTCTTCAGAATCTCGAACGGACCTTGGTAGTAAGGCAATGCCTCATCTACCAGTAGTCCGAGTGTGAGAGGGGTTCCCACTCGCACTGATTCTGTTGTAATGAACCCGATGACTGCTACCTGTCCGGGTTGCGCCAATACCACCGACCCGATAACAGCATTGGCCGAATAGTTCTGACCGTTGTCTTGGCTACTGCTCAAGTCGCGGTTCAAAATAGGTCCGGTTGCCGTTGGGCCGAGTAACAAACGATGCACGCCCGGCTGAACCTCGATACTCTGTACCGCTTTGCAGCCGCCGACAATTGTCGCAAACGGTGACCACGTATATCCCGTCTCAGGGGATGGGGTAGGTATCAATCGATACCATCCGTACTGACCGTCCGATACAAACCAGCCCTGATCTTCTCCATTGACGTACCACGTAACGTACACATCAGAGGAGTCCCATGTTTGACCGGGTTGTCCGTTGTTCAAACGGAACTGATCGCCGATGGGGAAGCCCGCGTATGTGTCGCCCGCAGACGGATCGAGAATACAGAACTGATTGTCAGTCGTAAAGAACCCGATGAGCGACCCGTTGAGATCGAGAGCGTTGTAGCTCAAGAGACCAACACCTTCCATGATCGGAATGGGACTCTGGATCGGATTCGATGCCGTGCCCTGCCCTTGGATCGCGTACACATCCGAAACCGTGAACACAATCGCGCCGACCGCAGTCGGAACAATTCGTTTCACGAGCGACGGGAAGTTAGCGAAGTTCAACGGCGGAGTTCCGTTGATTCCGTTACCTACCGGCGTATCGGGACCGGCTGTCCAGTACACGGTGTTACCGATGCTGTAGAAAATGCGGTTCAAGTGAAACGCGAGATTCATAGCGCCGGAAGCCGGAGGGGTGTTCTCCCCGGCGACAGCACCTTGGATCAGATTGTTCAGACCTGTATCCGGTGTGCTGTCTGTATAGCCGTTCACAATGTACTCCGCAAGCGGTACCGTGTACGTTGTGTACTTACCCGGTATCAGGAACGGAGTTGACTGACCGTCCGTTGTGCGGAAGATCGCAACGTAGTCACTTTGCGGATCGATCTTGTCAAGACTCGGTAACCCGGCGCCGGGCGCCAAGGTCACTCCGGCAACGCCGATAAAGTTCCCGGTCGCTGCGGATAGAGTCGTGCAATTCGACACTGTGTTGTCGAGCGTGTTTACAAGTGCTACCGCGTATTTCCAGCCACCGTTAAATGTACTGACCGTTCCAGTCGGCGGACTCGTTGCCGCACCGTCATTGATCCAGATGAGATTTGGATTGTCCAACGTGAGTTGGTTCAATCCCGTCTGGAATGTCGGGGCAGTCGTGCCCGTCACACCTGACCTGTACGGCGTTTCTTTGTTGCCGTTCGGATCGGTGATAGACGAGTTAGCAAGTGTGAAGTTTGTACCGCCTGTCCAAACGAAGTCCGTGACCGGTCCGATATTCCACCATGTCAACTGACCGTTGGTCTCAGTCACGCTGGGATATTTCGGAGCGTAAGACGTGCTCCAAGACGGCCACACCGGGACATTCGTACCGCTCTCGGGGACACCGTTCGCAAGAGGAAAACCATTGCAGAGTACGTTTAGAACCTGACCTGAGTGGTACCAGTAATCAATGTCAAGCTCAATCGGATACACACCCGCAGTGGGGAAGTTCACCGTAAACGTATCGATGTTGGTCCCGCTAAGGTTCGTTCCGCCAAAGACGGGATAACCTTGTGCCGGAGTAATTGTCTGTCCGCTGGGATTGTTGTTCGGTCCACTGACTAGCGTGGCCCCGTTTCCAATTCCCCAAATCATACCGTCATGATGAGTGATCGTGAAGGTATACTGCCCGGCAACCGGTACGTTAAGGGACGACAGGATGATGAGCTGATAGTCCTGATGAAAGGACGGGAACGGATTCGTAGTAGAAACCGTCTCGCCCGCACCGTTCGTTACAACCCAGTTCAACGAAGAGCCTGAACTCAACGGAGTGCCGGTATAGCTCAAGCTATTCAATGTCGTCGCCGACGCGAGCGCCGAGCCGGTGCTTGTGGGGTTCGTAAGAATCACTCGTCCGACCGGACCCGAAGTCGGGGCCGAGTACAGATAAGCACTTACATTACCCTGAAGCGTTGGCTGCGATTGAGGCGCCAACTGAAACAGACAGTTCGTTCCGTAAGCATTTCCTATGACGAACTGACTCTGCGTTACCGCCGTGCCGTTTGCTGTCTCTGCAACGCCTGACGCGTTCTGAAGCGTGACGGTCGTCGATGACGACGCAGTGCAAAGGAATGTTCCGTTGTTCGCAGAGTGCGTGAATCCAGTTACAACGAAGAGCTTCCCGGCATAAGCGTTCAGTGCTCCGCCAGTGACACTGCCCGTGTATACCGTTGTGCCCGCGCTCGCATTGGCAACCGAAGTCAGGGCCAAAGTCGCGCCGGGGACGTAGTTCGTGTGTGACGACCAATTCAATGAGGCCGCCGTCTGGATCATTCTCCAAACGACCGTGCCGTCTGTCGTTGTAGTACCGACACTCGTTGCCCACGTAGGCGCTGATGTGCCGCTCTTCCCTGCTGTGACAACCTGTTGGAGGTTTCCGTTCGCGTCGATTATGACGCCAGCATAAGAGAAATAAGTACCCGATCTCCACGATACCGCCGATTGGCCGATAGTCGGGGTAATCGCCGTCGTCGGCATGGCGATTCCCCAATTCATAACCGGGTTACCGCGATTCGTCCATTGAACTGTACCGTCAATGGTCGTGCCGCCTTGGTAGTTGTTCCCGCTCGCCGGGACAACAGTGCTCCATGTCGGAACGACTCCACCGGAAATAGGTGTTGACGTTAGTGTCAGCTCAGCGGCCTGAACGTTGCTCTCAGCGGTAGGGCCGTAGTCACCTGTCGTAAACGTTGCGGTGAAGGTGCTGCCGGAAACGGACACTACAGTGACGGTCTGATTCTCCAATACAGTCGCGGCCATGCTCGCCGGGAATTGAATCACGCATCCCGTACTGAGTACGTTCGTCAATGCCGTACTCGCCGTGACCGTCAAAACATTACTCGTGACCTGAGTCTGAGTAACAGTGATGACGGTACCGGTAAGCTGCTGAATGTTGCCGTTTGGGTCTATCAGAAATGTCGAAAAGAACGAAGACACCGGTCCGTTCCAAACGGTGTTTCCCGTCCAATTGACGAGCGTCTGAAGCCACTTTTTATTACTGACTCCATCTCCCCAGTACAAAGAGTTCCCTACCGATTGCATGTAGCTCTGCCCGGCGCCCGTGGTCTTTGTCCAGAGGAGTGTCTTAGTTCCTTGGTAAAGCGAGTAAAGGGCGGCGGCCTGATCCACCATGATCTTGATCTGTTCAACGTTCGCATCGAACATGCGGAACTCGTAGAACCGATTGACTGAGGTATAGGAGTTCGAGTCGTATACAGGATTACCGGGGCGCCGACCCAGTGTCAGTCGGTTTGTGATCTCAACGTTACTACCAGCAATGAGCGCATCGCCAGCGGCCCCGTAATACTTCTCCGTGATTCGAGTTGTAGTGGCATCACGTAACGGACTGCGATTCGTGTTCAAACCACCTGACCAGCGACCTACATAGATAGTCGCAAATTTTGTCTCGCTCTGTGGCTGAGCGCCGGATAGTCCTAAAATGTTTGGCATTCGATTCTTTTGGTCTCTTTATTTACGGAGTTCGCGTGTTACCTACATTCACCCATACGCGCGGAATGTTCGGCACGGAGTAAATAGTCATCTGAAGGTTATTCAAATCGACCTGTGCGCCGTTGGATAAGGTACCGCTGATATTCACGCCGAGAGTGTTGGTTCCGTTAACGGCATTCCACGCAAGCGGCCCGACGCCCCACGTATCGCCGTCGCCGCCGAGAGTATAACTAGATGCCCAGCTACCTACCGTGAGGTTCTTCGGCGTACCTATTGGCGTGCCATTCAAAGTAAGCTGGGCCACGAGATTCGCAGCTCCACCGCCTACTGAGTCTCCAGTAGAAAAGTTGACCTGAACTCCAGAAGTACGACTAGCTCCGGGAATGTTGATTGTGAAATGTGATGCGCTCAACGTTTGAAGTTGAGTAGCACCGACAGGAGTTCCTCCGCCCGGTAGAGAGTACACAACTGCTACGCCGAAAAACGATATATAGCTGTTGTAGAAATAAGGGGTACCGACGCCAGCGGTCGTAGACTGAATCTCAAAGCTAAAAGTTACACTCGAAAGAACTGACAGACTCGTACCGAGATTCGGACCTACCTGCAACGTACCATCCAAGGGGAATTGATAGGACAAGCTCGTCGGGTAATGTACCTTGAAACCCTGAGTGGAGCCGCCCGCTGTGGTCCCTTGTGCGACGGGATAAATAGCTTGCACTACGGCGCCGGGAGGCAAAGTCGGTATCGTGCATGACCCACTTGTTGAAACTAAAAGCGGAGCAAACGAGCATCCATCACACCCACCGCCGCCGCGAAGTGTGCTTACATAACCGCCCGGCAGAAGATTAAAGCATCCTCCAATAGCGGATTGTGGGTTGGGATCGGGACCGGGCGGTCCTGTGTAGACCACATATTGCCCGACTGGTGGCGTTACGGCTTGGAAGTTGGCCGCATAGGTGTACTTCGTTGTCGGAGTGGCGACTCCAAGGTCAAACGTGGAACTAACATCAGCGTGAGTGAAATTCGCAGAAAATGAAGTTGAACTAAGTCCAGCGGGAAGGACAGTGAGTGTCACGCCGTTCAAGTATGTACCAGTCAGAAGGCTAGAGATCACTACACTCTGACCGGCTGAAAGCGTAACTCCCTGAGGGTTCGTAGAAAAGCTGACTACATTCGAACTTATCGAGAATCCAATGATGAAAGCAACCGCTGTCGTACCTATTCCTGTACTTGTAGCCGAGCTGGAATCTGCCCAGAGTATGCCTTCACCCTGACTTGTAACTGATCCCGGACTTATCGGGCCAAACGGTATTCCCATCACTTACCCCTAATTGAGAGCGATTCCGCTCAGAAGAATACCAACGTCCGAAAGAGTGGTATCGGCAACTGACGGAGCCACAACGCTTAGCACGTCCCCTGCATTGAAGGTCACGCCTACCGACGAAAACACACCGGAAGAAGAACCGGTATTGAACGTCAGTGTGGCAACTTGCGTGCCATTTTGTTTTATTGAAAACACAGCCGCAGATGTCGCGTTCGTACCGCACGTTCCCGTGCTCGGCGATAGGTTCGCTGAGAATCGAACTGGACGTTCCAGTTTGAGCAAAAGAACTAACTCACTCGCGCTCGGAACTCCCGGAACGAACATACCGATGTCGTAAGTGACAATGGGCGTGCTCGTTGTATTGATGCTCGCCGGTACCCATGCCCCAACATCATACGGAGAAGGCGTACTGAACACTTGCTGAGCGTTCGGACCCCACACAAGCTGTCCTTGCTGGGTATAGGCGGAGACGGTGTAGAACGTGTTGACCGGACTGATTACATCATTAGGCCACACACTTTGAGCCGGAGACGTACTGATGTTCCCGTTTGAGTCGAGAGTGATCTCGATCTCCCGGCCCGCTGCGATCTCCGTGTTACCGTTGACCTGTCCGTCCTGACTGAGCTGCATCAAGAGGAACCCGTTAGCGAGCGGATTACCCTCAACGTCTTGAAATGCTCCACCCGTGAGTTGTACTTTCGATGCCATTGTTTACACCTTGCACTTAATGAACCACGTCAGGCCGCCCGTGTTGTTGTACTCCCCGGAGAAGATGGTCACGGAGTTGTACTGTGCGGCCAATACATAAGTTGATGCGCCGTCAATTGTGTCTCCGTGTCCGGCATTTGGAGTTATGGTCACAGCGTTAGCCGATGCGTCCATCTTCTTGAAAGTGAACTCAAAGCCGGTACCGGCACCCGCCGACCCCAAACTGGGAAGATTGACCGTGATCGCGCCGGAGGTTGCATCGAACACGATCATGTTGTTGAAGGTAAACGCTACGTTATAAGTGGCTGAAGTAACGCGAGTGCATAGGTATTCAATTGTCCCGGAGAACTGAACCTGACCTGCGTTAATACCAACAAAGGTGGCGTTGACGAACAAATCTCCGGTCGCGTTTTCAAAACTGATGTTGTACGAAAAGTTCTGGAGGTTGACGTTCCAACTTCCACTAGCTCCGTTCGCATTCTCATTTATAGTGTCCGCATTGAACTCTATATCGCCGTTAGCCGACCTATGCGGCCCTAACTCAAAGCTCTGACCGCTAGGGATCGTTACAGTTTGGCTGCCTGTCGGACTCAGTAAAACGAATCCGCCCGTTTGCCATGTCGTTCCGTCAAAGTACACGAATTGCCCGAGGTCAACGGCCCAGAGTACCCACCCAGCCTTAGGGACATAGAAGTCCCAATTTGGAGCCAGTGTATCGTTGCCCGCATCCGTTACTTGAGTTGACCAGACGGCAATCTGATTGTCCTTGCCCGTCCACGCTCCTGTTAGGCTACCGCCGATCAGTAAGTACGAATCGCCGTTGCTCGGACTTGCGGGAGGGTCAGTTACGGACGTGCTCGTCACTCCACTCTGGACTAAAGCATCGACGCCACGTAAGAACGGACGAAGCTGATCGTAATACGCCTCGCCAATCGCGGCATTGTTGAGAAGGCCCAATTTAGGGCCGTAAGATATTGCGGCTGTACCCACTAATTAACTCCCAAATGAATCGCCAAACGCTATTCCGAAACCGGATATTTGTTGATAAACAATTACCTTCAGCGGACCGAGAACAAGCTCGCCGTCCGACGTAAATCCGCGAAGGATGTAGTACGAATCGGACGGGGATAACTGACTGTTAGGCCAAACTTGAGGTACAGATACCAGTGCGCCGTTAGCGTCAAGCGTTCCCCGTAACGTCATACCCTGACATAACGACCCGCTCGGGGATTTGACATCCTCATTGAGTTCGAGAAGGATGTACCCGTTACTAAGTACATTGCCGGATGGGTCCGTGAAGGTGGTATATGGAAAGGCTTGACGGGCCATTTATAGTCCTCGTGCTTGGTATCCCTGCTGCATCTTGTTTGAATCAGAGATAGGCTGGCCGGTGTTCTGCTGCCAACCTTGAAGGAAGATATTCCTCTTTGTCTCGTCCATCCCTTCGGCGGTACCTAAGAGCTGTGAAACAAACTTCTGATTTGCGACAGCGTAACGGGGATCGTCGGCGAAGAGCCACATCAAACTAAGGAATCCCCAGTTGTAGATGCGTGCGTACTCATCCGGGATCGGCGCCCATGTCTGATTGACGCTCGTGAACTGAGCGGGCTTCTGCTGCAAAGTGATCGCGACCGGGTATGCTTTATCCGGTACCGGCATTAGCCGGAAAGTGATGTTACCGTTTCCGTCATCGCCCTGAGCCGAAACGAAGCGCGGTCTTGCTTGAGAAGAATCCAGAGCAAGGTCAAGCTCGTTCGTCATCTCGAACCACTTCGCTGTACCATTCACCGTATCCTGTACGGAAGCGTTCTCAACGAAACCCATACTGTAGGTCTGTGAGGTTGTCGTTCCGATGAGACCGATATTCGTCCAAACGGCACTGCCGTCTACCGTTGTCTGCCCTGTCGTTGCGTTCCAAGTCGGGGCCGAAGCGCCGGTAGGTCCGGCTGTAGTCACCTTCTGACAGTTGCCGTTGTTATCGACAAGCACCCAGCCGAGTTTGACAGCGGTCGTGGCGGCCCAGTTGAAGATTGTGTAATCCTGCTGACCCGGTACCGTAATGAACCCTGTCACAACGCGATTCCAGCGCCATGCGAACGGCGGTCCAAGGATGGTCTGCATCACCGTGTTCGCGCTCGTCATCGCGGGTTCGAGAAAGTTGCCGATAGCAGAACGACGCCCGAAGTTGAGTTTCTTTGCCCACTCCATTGTGCGGAGTAGTGTATTTGCGGAAGATGATGCCATTTAATTCCTTAGTTCGAGTTCCATGCGCCGAAGGGGTAGGCCGGATTGATCGGATTCATATTGACTCCGGTGTCCATGATCGAAGTACCCGGATAGAAACCCACATCATCCATCTCGCGATCCGATTGACGAACCGCTTTATCAAGTGCCTCAAGGAAGAGCTGACGCTCTAACTGATACTTCGCGCGAATCTTCTGATCGGGATTACGTCTGTAGCACTCAGCGAAGAACCCTTGCTTGAAGTGCGTTACAAAGTCGTCCGGGATCGGTTCAAGCGTTTGACCCAGCGCGGAGAATCTCGGCGCCCTCATTTGCGCTACAGGTTGAATTAGCCATACGACGCCCGTTTGCGGCGGGATCGGGTTGAGCCTGAATCCCTGACCTGACGGGTTGATCGCGGTCCATACGCAAGTACCATCCGTAACGGTAGTGGCAACCTGATTCGGATTCTGAAGTGTGGGGTACACCGGAGTTGTCGGCCATGTAGGTTGCGTATTACCGCAAGTACCGTATGTCGTCAGTGCCCAGAGGTTACCGTTCGGATCGGTGATGCAAGTTGTGGCATTGATCGGCTGATTAGCGATTCCAATTGGATTCGTATAGATCACTCCGGGACCGGGATTCTGTATCCCGCTCGGATTGGCACCTATTGAACCGACATCCCCGGACGGGTTGCCCGCAGTGGGACCGAGTGGCACCGCGCCCCATGTGCCGGTCTGCAAAAGACTGTTAGGAATCCAGCAAATCTTTCCGGGATACCCGGTCTGATCGTAGGTAACCTCAAGGTCTTTCTTGACCTCAAGCTGTTGCTTCTGTTTCGGGATCGATGTTTGATTGATGTTGACGGCCCAGCAACTTTCGAGCCATCCAATGTTGATGACACCGGGGACAAAATAGTCCTGCTGATAGCTGATCGTTGCGAACGGCTTGACATTAAATCGATTCCACTTCCAGTTGTAGGGCTGCCCAGCGGGACCGCCGTTAATCATCGCTTGCATGACATCGTTCGCAATCGAGATCGCCGGGGCGTCTGAAAAGCCACCTGTGGCAAGGGCCGGTGATACGTCTCCTAATGACGAAGCGTCATCTACAATCTGCTGAAGTGTGGTATTTGAATTTGGCACTCGATTGTTTCCTTACTGCAAGAACAAGGTTCGCTCGCTTGTACGGCGCCGAACCAAACCATCAAATCTCTTACCGCCCGCGTAAACCCATTGCATGAATTGATCGGCAGCGGCGGCAAGGTCTCCGTTGTTAACGTCCTTCAAGAGTGTTGACTGAAGGAAGTTCGCCCGGCCAACGTTGAACGTGAAATCGACAAGGGCATCAAATTGAGCTTGGTCGATTGGGTAGGTGACGGCGTGCTGAACGCACGCGACGGCGGAAGCGATGTCCGCCAAAAGTAATGTCTCGGCTTGCGCCTGAGTGATGGTCATCCCCGGTACAACATCATGCCCGGTGTGACCGTAACCTATTGTCCAAATTCCTCTCACATCTTGGTAGGCTGTGAGGCGTAAGCCCTCAAAGCTCTCTGTGAGCTTGAGGCCGTTTGCGTCGTATTGCATTCATCATCCTTGGCGCAAACACGAAAAACCGGCCTTGAGTTGAGTCAAGGCCGGTAGTGAATCGTTATCGCAATGTTGAGTCTTTGGTCACTTCGCGGAAGTATGCGCCGTTATCCGAGAAGCGGAACAGATAAGACGAGGACGGAGAGTTCTTCGTCGGGAAGTTCTTCGCCTGTTCGTAATCGTTAAGAGCTTTGACGTATTCCTCGACCGACTTGTAATGATCCTGAACGGCAGGTTTCCAAGTCTTACCGCAACGTTGGCAGCGAATCCACATATCGCCGTTCAACATCGTGTGTTTGATTACCGCGTAGTCAAGCGAATCGCCCTGACCGCCGATCACGCCAGCCGCGCCGTTGCCGCCCTTACGGTGGTTACAACGCTTCTGAACTGCCTTGTCCTGTTCGGCAAGGGCCTTCAGAGTGGTACCGTTTGTGATGCTCGTCTGTCGGACCAACTCGCGGCGATTCTGACGCTCTGCAAGTCGTTCCTGAATGTCTTCGAGGTTCGCTTTCTTTTCGGCAACCTCAAGCCGGAGGCGCTCAAGCTCAAGTGCTTTTGCTTCCTCTTCCTCTTCCATCGCCGCGATTTTATTCTTCGCGGGCTTTGCGGGCGCCTGATTGTCTACGCCCTCAGCCGTTTCCGGCTTCTGAATCTTCTCGTCCAAAATTCCTCCCTATCGGATTTCTAAGCTGTTGCCGTTGTTACGGAACGCTTGCAACAAACTGTTGTACCGGTGAAATGCGTCTGTCTGTTTCGGATGTCCGAACATCTTGTTCGCTTCGCGCTCGCTGACAATCCCTTTGAGAAGTAATTGCAGCAAACAGGTTCTCCATCCACGCCGACGCTCGTTCACCGGAATACCGTGCTCATCGAATCGCATGATCGAAAGCTCCGGCATAAAGCCAAGCTGTACCCAACAAGCGGTCTCAAGTCCTCGACCTTCTCGAAGGACGACCAGAGTTGCTTTATCAGGGTGTGGATGGTCACGATACCAACACTCGACGTTCATCTTGCGAAGGATCGTGATGAATTGAGCGTGCGTTAGCACTTGCCCGATTCGTTGTTCAAGGTCTGCGTACTCTTCCGGCGTCAGCCAACGATACTCTTTCGAGATTTCGTCGTTAATTTCTCGCTGACGGTGAAGTTCCTCTTTTGCTTCATTTGTGGACTCGGTTTGATCGTACCGACGCTCGGCGTATTCGGCTACAGCCGCCGCCAGTTCGGAAGACATCTTTGTTTCCATCTCGGCGCCGTAGGATTCCCACGGGGCCTTTTCGCTCAAACGAGTTCCTTGACCTGTAACTGATTCCAAGCTCTCCCCTTGGTAGATAACGTGTCTCCCGTTCAATGAAGTCCATGACACTCATTGAGGGGAGTGCAAGCATACGGACTGGCCGGTCACATAGCTCACAAAATGCCAAACCACGTTGGCCGGATATGAGTAATCCACTCTCACCGGTAACTCAGTTTGGCGCAAACTCAATTTCCTTCTGCTGATGTGCTCTTGGTAGGCCCTTGGGCCATCTCGCGATACACCTTCAATGCGCGTATGGAGACATCGACTATTTCGTCATAATCCTCTGGGCCACAGGGAGGCTGGAACCCACCTTCTTCCCAGAGTCTCCGAAGAGACAACTCAGCGGCAGGACTGGTTTCACAAAGGGCAGCAAAGAGCGTATCGGAACGCTCCCCTTCCCTTCGTACTCGCTTTCTCAGCGAACTTACGATGCGGCGTAGTGTCCGGTTTTGCCGACGCACTACGCTCTGCATCTCAATTGGTTCTGAACAACTCTCGCAAAGCATTCGGCGCTCCTCTTTCGCACAAATGTCCTAGAGGTTACAGACCTACAAAGACGTTGATTTCCTTGTAGATTTTCTCCACTGGTAGGCCGTTCATCGGGTTACCCGAGCTGGAGATATTTCCCAGAGTGTTGTTAAACACCGGGTAAGATACCTCAATCACGGTGTTGCCAACCGCCACACCGGTAATGACACCGGTAGCGGAAACGGTCGCAACGCTGGGATTCTGCGACCAGAAGGTCAGTGCGGCTGCACCTTCAAGGGTTGCGGTACCCGCGTGCGTCTCGGAGACACCCGCAGCGTTGTCCACAGTCAGGGTCGTAGTGCTCGATGCCGTGACAATGAACGTACCGTTGTTCGCGCCAGTCGTGAAACCGGCGATTACAACTTCTCTGCCAACGAGAGCATTGCTCCCGCCGCCCGTGATGGTACCGGTGTACTGGGTCGTGCTACCACTTGCGTTAGCAGCCGCGCTCAATACAAGAGCAGTTCCGGGGTCCGCGTTACCAGCGGAATCCTCAACCGAAGCGTTGATCTGATGAGTGGCAGTGCCACCCAGCGACAACGACAGTGAGGTTGAATCGACGGCGATCTTTGTTGCCGTCCCAACTCCGTCAGTCTGAGCAGGATAAGTCATTCTTTGTTTTCCTCAGTTTTGCTAATCGAACAAAAGAGGCGCACCGGGTATCTAATCCAGTGCGCCTCGATTGCTTAGCTGATCGCGGAAGCCGCGTCGATCTCACGGATGCGGACCGTGGTGTCCGGGCCGAGCGAAGTCGTGAAGTGTACACGATAGCTCGTCCATCCGGGGATCAAGCCCTCGGGATCGGCAACAGTCGGCTCGGCGTTCTGCACGATGTTGCAATTGATGTTCTGCCAATCACCGTCGCCGTACTCGGTGTCGCCCTGAGCACCCAGCTTAATGCTGAAGATGCCGTCGCGCCCGAAGATATAAGTACGCAGTGCCGTGAGGCCCGAGATGCTCTTATAGTTCGAGGTTGCCGTCACCTGATTGGTCTGGAAGAAGTGAACGCCGGAACCCGGAAGTTCGATCATCTCCGTCAAATCAACCGAGATCAAGTCTTCCATCTTGGCCTGACCCACAGGGGTGTGCTTCAGGATGTCGATGGGCGAGTTGTTGGTCGTGTCAGCCAACACGTCGCCAAGGGCGAACGGGTGGATCACACCGCAGAATGCCTTTGACGCCTCGTCGAACGGACGAACCGAACGACCGGCAAGGCTCTGGACCGAGTTACGAATCTGATTCAAGCTCAGAGTCGTGAAGGTAGTCAGCGAAGACGCCGGGAGCTGGGTGAGCACGCTCGCGTCAACGGAGTTGGCGCCGTCAGCGGTTGCACGCACCAGACCGCTCAGGGTTTCGCCCAGACGGTACGACATTTCGCGAGCAACGTTCTCGACGGTGTTGTCAATGGCGGTCGCCAGAGACAGAGACGAGAAGTTTGCATAGTCGGCATATTCACCGATGGTCGCGGTCGTGTTCAGCACGCTAACCTGAATCGAGTTGCCGACCGTACCTTCCGTGGTCTGGGACTGGTTACCCGCCAACGGAACATACATGAACATCTCGTACTGGTTACCGGAGTTCTTCGGGAGATCAAGACGCTCAGAGCACGCTACGAAGGGAGTCTGTGCCTTGAGGTTTTCGCGGAACTTCTTGTCGTAGAACTTCACAGTAGACTGCGGAAGCTGCGACTGTCCGTTACCGGCAGGAGTATAACTCATTTGTTGTAATTCCTAACTACAGCTAGTACGTCTATCCATTCCCTCCTCCCAGATAAGGAACATTGACGCTACCGCCCTCTATGTGACACAGCTCCACGCAACGGTAATCCGACCGTTACGAGTAACTGACCGGTCAGGGACTCAGACCGGTGTTAACCTCGCACATGACTAGGGGATGCTGTACAGTAATCCGACTGCCAACACATCCAGAACTTAAAAGGCCGAACTCTCCGGCTGTCACACCACTCGGTAGGTGTCACCATTTTCGTTTAGCGACTCTTCGCGCGTCTGCGCTCAGCCGCTTCCTTTTCGAGTGCCTGTTCTTTCTTCGCGAAGTTCGGATCAGACATCAGGCGCCGTTTGTACTCGTCGGCGGGCATCGCGTTGATCGCGGCCAAACCGGTGTACTTGCGCTTCTGTCCATTCACTTCGACAATGTAGGTAATCTCGTCAGGATTGACCGCCGAACGTACCGGACCAATCTCTTCGGAGTTGTTCCGATTCAAACCGGTCGGGATACGTGGTACCGATACAGGCTCTTCTACAGGAGCGACTGCAACTGGAACCTCTACGACCGGCTCGGGAGCGGGTTCGTCCACTTGGACAGGCTCCGGTACCGGCTCAACGACCGGCTCGGGTTCAGGTTCTACATTCGAGTAGGTGAGCACCAGAACGGGCGGATCGATATTCTTGAGAGCCTCGTAAGCTCTCTGGAAGTTCTGCCTCGTAGGAGCAAGGTTCTTGCGGAGCATCCAACCGGTGATCGCGTCAGAGTTCTCTTTACAGACGACGTAATCGGAATTGGCTGCCTTGAACGCTTCCACTTCGATGCGAGCACGCTCATTGATACGATCCTGCTGCAACTCTGCAATCGTATCCGTCAAGACCTTGGGCTTCGCGCCCATCTTGGCCTCGAATAGAGTATCTGTCGCTTCGTCAAAACGCTCGGGATCGAGAATATCGCGAGAGAGTTGAATACGTTCCTCTGCCGAGAGGGTACGCGGCTTGAAATCTACCGGCTCTTCAAATCGCTGAGCCTCATCGGGAACTTGCTCGTCATCAAGGATGCCGAGACGATTCTTTCGTGTCGCTTCCCGGAGCTTTCGGACCAAAAGCGTATTCTGTTCAGTCAGCTTTCCGGCAAGCTCTTCAGGCGTCGTGTACTTGATTACCTGCTTACCGCCGATAGGCCGTCCTGATTCGTCCGTGGGCTGATACTCGTAACGCAATTCGACAGGCGCAACCGGCGCCGGGACTTCAACTACAACCTGTTCCGGGGTTTCAATTGCGGGTGTATCCGCGCCCGGCTGAAGCTCAATTGCTTCAACGCTCATTCATCCTCCTCGATGATTTCAAACTCATTTGACAAATCGTCGTCCAAATCGCTTTGAGTGCTCGCTGGGGCGCCCAAATCGATTGTGCCTTCTGTCACGTCAACCGGATCGCCGACCTTCGCTACTGCTGCCCTGAACGCCTCAACCTCGAAGTTGATGCGGTTCATAAAGGCTGTGTAGACCTGTGCGGCTGCCTTCGCAAGACGGTGATTTGCGACAATCGCTGCCTCGTTCTCTACCCCAGTGTTGATGAGTCCAACAATGAACTTGTCAACTTCGGAGCGAATGAGACGGTGAATGATCGGAAAACCGTTCGTGGCTACCGCGTGCGCGACTAAAGCGCGTTCGGTGTGATCCAGAACTACTTCCGGCTCAAAACTTTTATGTGTTTCCACTTCTCCCCCAAGTGGCTCAAAGGTATCCGCCTCTCCATCGAGACGGATACCTCAAGATTGCTAAACGACCTCAGGCATAGAACCTTGGAGTCCCGTGAGACTCGGTACGCCCTCTGCGGCTTCGCTTTGCCCGTTTTGGCGGAATGCGTTGACCACAAGATCGCGTTTGATTCGGTTATCAGCGGATTGCTGATCCAGTGCGGATTTCTGCTGGAACTTCTGCTGATTAGTCTGAGCTGTGATGGCGGCCTTCGACTGAGCTTGAGCGGCTTGTGACTTTGCTTGCCGGTCTTGCTTCATCTGATCCGTCATCGGCTTGATGATGTCGTTCTTGTCTTTCCACTCTGACGCTTCGATCCACATAGCGACGATGACTTTCCAGTCGATGTACTCGCCGTTGATGTCCGCAAGCTGATCGACAATTTGCGGGTTCTCAAGAATCTGAGTCAACAGCGTCATTGACTGAGCCATTGTTCGCTTGGCGGCAAGTGCCGCGCCCGCAAGAACCTCATACGAGATACGCGCGTCGTGGTATGCCTGAAGATCAAGCTCGTAATCCTTGCCCATCTCGTCGCCGAGGATGGCAAAGATTTCCGCATCAGAAATGTAGGACATTACCAGCTCATCCAAGATGTACAGGAATGGGCTGAATACTTGTTCGATGAAGTTGTCAAGCGGACCGTCAAGACGCGTCGCGCTGGCGGCCCCAAGTTGGGCAGCTCCGCCCGCTGTACGACCCATCGAAGTTCGCGGCCCGGCTGTCGAGCCTTGCACAAGTGCTTGGTCGGCGCCGGAGCTACTCTCTGTTGCCTTCTCGGACTCCGCGAGTGCGTTCCACACTTCGCCGGGAATCTTCGGAATGTCGAGCAACTTGTATGCTTTGTCAACCTCTCCGTCAACCGTGAGAATCTTACCGAGACCGGTACGGATCATCTGCGTCGGTGCGTTTGTGTCACGCTTACGCAGGTAAACCGGGTTCACACCGAATGACAAGAGTTTGAGAATTGCGTTGATAGTCCCTTGATCGACTCGTTGGTTCTGTCCAACGATCAGGCCAAGGCCCATGCCGTAAAACGCCTTCGGACGGTTCCACCAATTAGCAGAAAGGAACGGAATCTGATTGAAGGGGTTCTTACCGGAGAAGATCACATGATTACGGTCAATAACCATAATCTTGCGGCCCTTGTCCCAGTATTCCAAAACCTCCATCTTCTTAAAGAGAAGGTCCGGGGTCACTTCAATGTTCACATCTTCTGAATGGTGAACGGCGCCATTGGCGTAGGTCGTTTGATCTGTGCCGAGAATTTCAGGGCCGTCCGACTGGGTGGGAGGCATCCACCATTTCTTGAGTTCCTCTTCGCCCTTCGGGAGCTTCCAACCTTCAAGGTCGGGATGATCCGGCTTTTTCTCTCTCAGCTCTTCAAGTGACTTGCGAATCCTGTCGAGTTGGTAGAAGTCCATGTAGCGGACATCCACAACGAAATCAGCATGTCGAATATCTCCGACATTGCACTTCGGATCGACCAGAACCTTGTCGAGAGGTCTGCTTTCAAAGAACGGACGCGGTACGAAACGAACCGATTTCTTAATGTTAGGTATCTCGTCCTTCGGAATCTGTACCGTGTCCTGTGCGTCAACCGGCCCGGACCGCAGGGTCGAGACCGTCGCTTCGCGTTTCTTTGTAACAACCTCTTGAAAATCGATACCCCACTTCCAAATGCCCGTACCAAATACGGCCATCTGTTCGAGGCCCCACTTTGTCTCTGTTTTGAACTTGCAGGAATCCAGCAAGTACGAGAAGACGGTCGTCTTTGCGTCAACGACTTTCTGACTCGTTCCGGGACGTGGGCGCAGAACCATCGGGGGATCGGCGTAGAACAAACCTTTGTAGAGTTGCGGTACAACCGCATTCGCTACCTTGGCAACCGTGAACCGCTGAACATTTGGTTCGAGGATGTATGTGTTCTCGTAAACCGACAACGGACGCGGCGATTGATACAAAAGATCAGCGTCGCGCCAAAGAAGGTTCCACTGTTTGTTTGAAATGTATGACTCGGACTTCCGAGCGGCACCAACGACCAGAGCGAGATCGGCACTGGCGGTCTTTAACTGTCCGCCCTTTCCGTAGTCCTCAGGCGTAAGGGACCGGCTCTGACTGCCGTCCGTCTCTGGAAGTGACATCTACTCTCCTACATCAAATCCGCAAACGGATCGATGAAACCTTGCCCGTCCGTGTTCCCGGCTTGCTCAATCTGGAAGGCGGTAACCGGATTGTCGTCCGACTGACCGGCCTTGTTCAGATACGCGTATTTGCCGATGCAGTGGACAAGATCGTGAATCTCGGCAGCCTGTTGGTTTGTTGCGTACTGCGTATTCACGTAATTGATCTTGCTGTCCATGTCGGCATAGGCGCCGAATTGATCGGCGAGCAACGACAACGCAGAGACAATATCGTCGTGCGCGTCATCACTTGTACCGGTGAACTGTTCCAGCTCCGAGTAAATCTCCTCAAGTCCCTCACAGGCGTTTGAGAAGTACATTCGCTCATCACCGAGCAAGCGAAGCACGGGCTTCGCCTTCATCTGTTTCGCTTTGGCCTTTGTTCCGAGGCCGAGGGACACATACTCAACGGGGATCGCGATTTGGAGCTTGTCCATTTCGCGCCGGAGTTCGCGGCCCATCCACTTCACACCTACCGAGTCTTCGATTGCGATCTTTTTAGGCTTCCACTTACGCCCTGTCGCTGCGATGACTGCCGGTAGTTCGTATTCGTTGTATCTCCCACGAGTCATGTTCACGATGTAGAACCGCCCGCCGTAGATCAGCGCGGTCATAATCACCGTGTAGTCTGCCCAAGACTTTGTAGAGTACGCCGTATCGACCGTCGTAACTACGATGCCTTGTGCCGGTAACTGGTTATGGGGGATCGTCCGCCGCGTGAGAAGCTCGCGCGGGAACTTGATCTTGTTTATCTGACGCGGGTTGTTCAGGTACTTGATTGCGAACCCGTCTTGGTCTTTCTTACGTTCCTTCGCAAGGAACTCGTAAGACAACCTTTCCGGGAACCACAACTCGTAGTCAGTCTACCGCCTCAGCCTCAATCTTTCCGGCTTCAGCGGCTTTGTCGTTCAACCAAAGTGCGGCCCGCAGGTAGACGTTGACATAAACGGAGCTATTGAAACGACCGCTATCGACGGAGCCTTTGATATTTTCCTGTAGGCCCTCTTCTTCAGCAAACGTCTCTTCCTGCTTAATCGTCTTACCGTAGTAGTCCTTCTCGTCGTACCACGTACCGATGACATCCATAAAGCCATACGGGTGAAGCATGGCCCGGTTGACGCTAATTTGTTTGTTCGTCTTTTCCAGACGATCTACCGTCAAGCTGTTCTCGTTCGTTACAACGTCGTCCAGCTTCAGCACTCCAAAGTGCATACCGGACAAAGCCTGTTCGATAGATGCCGCGCGGATTGTCGGTTCCTTCTCGTCACCGCCCGCTGGCGTTTGAAATTCGGTTTGCTTCCCGTCGCCGGGCGCCGTGCAATGCTCGGGAAAGAGCACTTGGAACAAACTATCACTCCACTCGCCCGTTTCCTTGTCCATCATCTTTCTAGGACCGTGACCGCTCTTTCCGGTCTTCGGATCGGGAATGCCGTTCTCTTCAAGTGTGAAGTGTTGCTTGATTTCGCCTACAAAGTCTGTGGCGAGCTGCAAAGTTCCAGTAAGAATCAGAATGGTGATTGCAGGGAATGAAATGATCCACTGGACGCAATCCGCCATGTCGATTGAAGACTTGAACCCACCGCGCGGTACCAGAAGCATTCGATCCTTGAGATCGGTGTACTGGTTTGCAAACTTCTCGAACGTCGCGAATGTGGGATTCTTCTGCACAAAGAACTTGTTGCAAATGTCTTCGTGTGTCTTGACGGTGACTTGACTGTACTTCTCTAGCAGGTTGCACAGAAAGAACAGATTTGTCTGAGCAAGGAAACGGAAGATTAGAAGCTCCGTGCCCGTGACTTCGTTGAGAGTCTCTCCGGCAGCCGTCAGAGCGTTGATCCAACTCTTCTGTACCTTCTCTTGCTGTGCGCTAGACAATCGCTGGAAGCTCTTTTGTGCCATCTCAAGTAGTGCGTCTTCTGAGATGTCCCTGAACTGATAGTTCGGGTGCTCGCGTGCTTCCTGTGCGAGTTGCCGTAACCGGCTAAGAACCATACCTCTCCGTTATGGGCGCCGTTGTTTACTTTTTGTGCCAGCCTTCCATCGTGTGAGCGAGATTTGCCATCTCGCGAACATGAGGGTTCTTGCTGTTACGCGCCTCGTTGAGCTTTTCCTTCGGGATCGTCTCACCCTCAGGAATGTGTAACGCGCGATGTAGGCCGCCTTTGTGAAGGTGCATTACCACGCGATGCTTGCTCAATTGAACTGTGTCTGTGTGCCCGCTCGACTTACGTGCTCTATGCTTGTCTGCTTCCTCTTTGGTAAGCACGGCCTCCCCTTTATGCAGGATCGCCGGACCGGTCTCGGGGACGTAATCCGTACCGTTCTTGTACTTCGGAAGTAGAGATTTAGCCGCGTTCTTGAATGCTTCATTCGCGGACTTTATAGGGCTATCCTGATTTGAGTTATCCGGCTTGCTCTGAGGCGCCGGGGAAGAATCACCGACTCCCAGATAATGCTTGGCCGTATCAACGGCGTGGGACACTGCGTCGCGAGCATTCTTGAAGGTAAATGTGTCCTTCAGATCATCTGCAATCTTTTGGCCGTCGTTTGCCATTACCCCGCCATTCCTGTAGGGGCCGCACCGGGCATGGGTGACGGCTGTGCGCCCGCAGCGGGCATCTGAGCTGCGTCGGGTGTACCGGCGTCCGCTTCCTGCTCACCGGGATTAGGCGTCCCGGCATGAGTAAGCATGTGCTCGACCATCTCATCATCTCCGCGCTTTGTGTGCGTTTCCATCGGGTGATGGTCGGGGCGAGTGTGATGATGCTCGAAAATATGATCGCCGTTGTGCGACTTGCGATGCGTGATGTGGCTGATTTCTTTCTTTGGCTTCTCGTGTTCGCCGCCGAGATGCCGGGCGGCCTCGGTCATGTAGTTATGATCCATTTCCATCCTTGTTCAAGAGGTTCTCAAACGTGTCCCAGTGGCTACGTGCAAACTGTCGGACACCGAGACCCGGATCGTACTTCGGATAAAGCGTTCGGAAGACTCTCTCCGAGCTGATAAAGTTGCTCGGAAGCTCTCCGATACTCCGCAAGTACAACATCGCAGTTGTGGGACCGCGCGAATGACCGGCGTTACAGGCAATCAATACTTTGTCGCCGTGTGCCAGTTTCTTTTGAACGTACTGAAGTCCCTCTTTAACCATCGCCTCAGGGATGAGGTTAGGATCATCAGGGTCAATCATGTTGAGCGCCATACGATTGCGCTTCATTGCGGCGAGATACTCTGGGCTGTCCTTAGGAGCGCCGGGCGTTGTGTACCCTAACGAGTCGCGATGACCTCCCGGTCCCTCTTTGCAGCATCGAAGCGACCGCCAGTCGCCACGATCTTTGATCTTCTCGTAATCGGCGTCATCGCCAACATACAAGTCGCCGATAATGTTTGTCATGATCCGCCTTACTTAGCGGACTGAACGGTCGGCTCAACGCTGTATTCACCATACTTCGCGATGAAATCGTCTTTCTTCATCGTTGCGTAATCGTATCTACGCTGATCGGTGTTATGCGTCGCCGGAACCGTGAACGTCTTCCGTGTGTAGAGCATTACGAAACCCCCTCCGTGATGATCTTCGGCTTGGCCGCTTCTGCGGCCCGTGCTGCTGCCTGTCGCTGTGCGTTCTCGATGAACGACTTGAGAACTACGTTCGCAAAGTCAGCCGCGAACTGATGATGAATGTCGCTCAGAAAGATCGCTACGCCTTTGTGCGTCCAGACCTTACCAAACTCTTGTGCGTCTTTTGCGCTAACCTGCATCGGCCTTCTCCCTTGGCTTCTGCCCCAGAATGTTCGCCCAAACCTCTTTGACCTTCGATGTCGCCTCAGCGTCAGACCGTGTGAGGAACTTCTCCGGGTTCGGCGGATCGTCCGGCTCAAACCAGCGGAGCTGTCTCGGATCGCCGAAGACGCTCAGAGCCAACGCTGTGTAAAGCGTCTTCTCTTCGTCTGTCTCGGCGTCAAGGATCAATGACAACTGTTCGGCGAATATGGCGAGACGCGGGACAAGCCGCACATCGCGTAAGATTCGGTTCAGGTTACTCAGATGTTGCTTTTTTCTTCGCATACACGATTTCGCAGGGCAACGCGCAATCGGGCACCCAAAAGCGGACCTTCGTCTTCCCGCCCATCACCGAGCACACACCGCAAATACGGGCGCCAATGATATACGAGGCTTTGAAGTCGTGATCCGACAGGATCGTGTCGCTGTTGACGTGAGTGTGGATGTCTCCGATGATTCGTTTCCCGCGCTCCTCCGCCTTTCGCGCTACGCGGTCAAACTCAGTTTTGTACCACGCTACCTCAATCTCAGTCTGGGTACCGTACTCCCTCGTGTATTCAAAGGAATCGATCACTGTCAGATGAG